GGCTCTGACTGTTGCCAGCCAGCACGCCAGGGCCTTGGGGCTCTTCACGCGACAGCTCGCGCAGCGTGGACTCAGCGATGCTGATAGCGCGGGACAACACCAGTGGGTTGCCCTTGGCGCCGCGCAGCACGTCAAGCGCCTCGCGGACGTTGCGGTTGGTGAAGTCGAGGGCCACGCCGCAGGACTGCTCCACGCGGTTGTAGTTTTCGTTCACAAGCCAAGTGCTGATGGACTTAACCACCTTGTAGCCGCTGGCCGTGTTCTCCAAGCACAGTACGCCACCGGTGATCAGCACGTCGGTGTCAATGGGGTTGCGGAGGTCGCGCTCCAGACCACGGACGGCAATCGTCTTGTTGGTCAGCGGGGTGCCAGGGTTTACGCCGGCAAACGCCCCAGCGATCAGCGCCGCAGAGATGTAGGCGGGGTACAGCGTCAGCACACCGGCTGCGTTGTAGTTGTAGTGCCCGAGGTGCACCAAGGACGTCCGGTCGCTGTTGAGCGCCTTCGCGGCAGCCACTGCGGCTGCATCGGTGCTGCTCAGGCCCATGCCAACAATTGCGCGACGCTCCATGCGGGCGACGTTGCTCATGTAGACCGCGTGGGCATCAGCCATCGCGTGGATGGATGCGTCACCGGACACTGGGCAAATCCACTGCGCGTCAACCGTCTGCAGCACCTCGAAGGCGTCTGCCCAGTCGGCCGTAAGGGTCGAGCCATTGGAGCCACCGGACAGGAACGCAAAAGCGGACGCGGCGGGCGGCTTGCCAACGGCAGCCACGCGGGTGGCGCGAACAAAGTCCTGCTGCGCGCCGTTGAACCAGTCCACCAACGCCTGAAGGTCTGCCTTCACGGTGTAGGGCGTGGTTTTCACGTTTTGAGTCGTGATGTAGTCCAGACCGTTCAAAGCGATCTTGGAGTAATTGCCGTCGCCAACAGTGGCAGAGAAGCCGGCCACCAAGTTGATGCGGTCCACCACGGCCTGAATGGTCGTGTACAGCGTCATGTCGATGGTTGCCACTGTGGTGCCAGTGGGGGCCTGCAACACCACGCTGGTACCGTCAATCGTCGCCACGGCTGTGGCTTCGGCACCGGTGTAGACCAGAGAGAAAGCGCTACGGGTCAGGTTGTCGATGGTGTAGTAGGCGTCGTCCTTCTGCACCGTTGGGCGCAAGCCGGTAACGCTACCCGCCTCAATCTTGACCTTGATCTTGTTCTCGTTCACGCCGTAGCCGACAGACGTGAGGTTAATCACGTTGGCGGTTGTGGAGTCCTTCAGGACGCCCGTTGCCTGCACAGCAGGGTTCACACGAACAGCGACCACCTGGCTGGGGCCATTGGTTTCGCGGCTGGGGTCAAACGCGGCAAGCACGGCATCCAGCAACTCGCCGGACTCCAGCGTGCGCTGGGCTTCCTGCGGGCTGCCAAAGCGCAGCGCCGTCTTGGGCGCTCCACCGGCGGAAGACCCGACAATTGCAACGACGTTGCCGACGCTGAGGTTTTGATTGCGCATCGCGTCATCGTTGACGACAGACGCGGTGGTTGGGGTGATGAGCAGGCGCCCATTGAAGAATACAGACATGCTGGGCCTCGCTTAAACAGGCTTGTTGAGAAATGCGTCGAACCGAGATTTGAACTCGGACTCGGTGGCGCTCAGGCGTCCACCGGTGCGCTCGTGGTGCTCAAAGGAACCGATCAGCTCTGGACGCTTCACGGTCGCCGACAGGCGAGCGCAAAACTCATTCAGATGCTGGGGAAGTTCCGGCGTCGCTGGCTCTGCCGACGCCACAGTGGTGGCTAACTTGCTCAATTAGTGCTCCTTGAAATAACTTCGTTGATGACGCTGTTCACTCGACCGGCAACGCGAACCGGGGCCAGGCAGGTGAACGTGCTCATCACCTGGTAGATGTGAGCGGGATACTCGCCGTTGACGGCATCAATGTCCTGCTGCGACAGGCTGCACTGCTGCCACCCTTCGTCAGCGAACACCGGCAGGTTTGCCACGACGATCCGTCGTATGGCCTTGCGAAGCTCCAGCCGCTCGTCGCTGTTCAAGCTCCAGCCGATCAGGGTCACGCTGACATTTGCCAGCCACCCCTCGGACTCGGACCAATCGCCGCCAATCTCGTCGAACTGGTCGCCGATCATGTCCTCGCCGATAAACCGCTCGCCGGGTTCCTCGTTTTCGAGGTGCACGGTCACGAGTGGCATGGCCAGGTCGCGCTCAAGCGACGGGGATGCTGTATAGACTTGGATGTAACCAAGCTCGGTGGCGAAGTTGCCGCGTTGGCACTCCACCAGGAGGCCGGACTCAATCCGCTGACGGAGCACCGACAGCACGTCGACACTCATGTCCTCGTAGATAGCGTCAGGCGTGCCGCTTGCCGTGGGACCAGCCGTCCAGACCAAGCCATCGGACGTGTAGAACGGCCGGTAGAAGGCCATCACCTGATTTTGCAGAAAGGCAGAGTCAACGATTACACGCTCGTCTCCTTCATACGCCACGACCGCCGATGCGTCGTCGTGGCTGGAAAATGTATCAGAACCCTTGCGAAGCACCTTCCACCGGACGGCACCAGCTGGCGGCTCGATAAAGAGCCGCAGCGCATTGCCGACGTGGAGTGGTTGCACCATGGAGATCACGCCCGAATTTTTACATCACGACCGGGCGTGACAACACAATCAAGACATGAGTGCACTCAGCTACAAGATCACGTTCTCCGCCGGTGCCCAGCTCGACCTCGCGGCAGGCATCAATTCTCAGGTGATGCCGCTACTGAACCAGGCTGTACGCGCGGTGGCGCAGCAGACTGCAATCGATTGGCAGAAAGCCGTGCACCGGGCCAAGTTATGGAGCGGGGAAAAGGACGCATACGCCCAGAGCATCAAGTGGCAGATGACGGGCGACTTTAGCGCGATGGTCGAAACCGACTACAAGCACGCCGCCGAGATCGAAACCGGGCGCGGGCCGCGCGACCTGAAGCAGATGCTACTGACAAGCCAGAAGGTCAGACGCACCAAGGATGGGCGCAGGTTTCTGGTCATACCCATGCGCCACAACACCCCAGGCAACACCGCGCACGCCAGCGCCGTGCCAGCAGCAGTACACAACCTCGCATCGGCCATGGCGCCGTCGCGCGTGGTCTCCATGGGGCAACGCCCCAGCGGCGAGGTTACGAACCTGTCCCCAAAATCCGGCATGTCGGCCGCCAGCAAGCAGACACCGTACCTAAGCAACCCAAAGACCAAGCAGGCCTCAATGGTGGCTGCCCGCAAGTACGCATTGGGCGGCAGGCTGACGATGGGGGCGCTCAAAGGCGCAGGGATGGACGCGGCGTCAGCGAAACGCTACGCGGGCATGGTTCGCATGGACACCAGCACGCCAGGCGGCGGAAAGTCGTCTCAGCTTATGACGTTCAGAATCATGATGGAGGGCGCAACCGGCAAGTGGGTTATCCCGGCGCAGCCCGGCAAGTTCCTCGCCAGAGGTGTCGCCCAGGCCATGCAGCCCAAGGCCGAGGCGGCGTTTGCAGCCGCCGTGAAGAAGACGATCAGCGGCTGAACAAGTCCCACTTGCGGGCGACCACCTTCTTGGGCAGGCGCATGCCGCTGTGCATGTTCCGATTACTGGGCAGCGCTGCCCACACGAAATATTCAAGATACCGCGTCCCAGTCAGGGAGTAGCTGGTGCCTGCAGGCGGCTCACCCACACCGCCGGGCCACGTGGGGCGACCGTCGGTACCGATCACCGGCAAACCGCCCTCCACAACAAGGCGAGTGGTCGGATGCAGCCAGAAACACCGAGTGACGCTGGCCACTGCGAATATCAGACGCTCCGCCGGTGCACCGCGCAGCAGCGGCTGGCTGAACACATCTGTGGCGTTGAGCATGACAACGCGGTCGAACTGGCCGGCGTCCCACAACGGGCTGGACTGGGGAATGCTGAGCACGGTGTCGCCGGACTCCCACTGCCCGGACTGCGCCCACTCCGCCAATGTCTCCTGCCCCGCGATGCCGGTCACCGTCCGCACAGGCTCATCCCACAGGCGGCCCTTGCCGGAGCACAGTATGTGCTTCGGGTCGGCCGCGCCCGATTGTGGGTTGACGCACGCACAGGCATAGGAGCGCCGCCAGTCCACGGACTGTCCGATGTTGGATAGGTGGCGATCAAACGCCGACGAATTGAACCGCATCAGATCACCACCATCCGCACGCCGTGAATGCGCGCCATGAGGCCGCCGTTCGATCCAGCCGAGCCGTTGAGAATGGTGTCCACGGCATCGTGGTACTTACTGGCGTCCACAGACAAGCTCTGCGACAGGCCATCGGCGCTGATAGAGCCGGACTGAGGCATGAAGCCATCCTCCACGATCTTGACCACGGCCATTTTTTGCACGGCGTCGATCAGGTCCGGGTAGTCGCGGGCGGCATTAGCCAGGCCGGCAATGTATTCCAGCTCCACGGTGAACGGGAGCTGGCGTCCGCCAGAGAAGTGGCTAAGGAACATGCCGCCCAGCAGCGTCTGGTACGCCGTGCCCGTGGGCACGATCTGCACCTGGCCGTACCTGCCGTCGTGGCGCACCCAGTCGGGTGGCACCTCCATGATCGTCTGCGCCGGTGAGGGGTAGACGAATTTCATGCTGACAATCGATTGAATAGGCTTCTGGCGGGTGATGATCATGCCCCACTTGTCGCCGGTGTAGTTGCCGGGGTCGTAATCGTAGGCTGGGTCGATGTCCCACGGCATACCGGCAGGCAGCGCGGCTATCTGCTCGGGGGTTGGTGTGCGCGGGAAAAATCGGGTCGGCGCCAGCGGAACGCGCAGGGCATGCGCCACATGGGCCTCTGCTGCGAGCAGCTTCTCCCACAGGTACTCGTCGCTCACCTGCAGGTCGGGCATGATCGAGTGAGCCAGCAGCATGAGCCGGTCCGCCCGAATCTTGTCGATGACCACGTCCTGAATGAACAGGGCCGAGCGCACGATTTGACCCAGCGCCACGGATGTGACGGCAAAGCGCTTCACGCCACGGGACCACGCCACCACCAGAAGGGCGTCGCCCGTCGGGATTGCGAGGGTTTCTGCCTCGGTCAAATCGACCGACACGGCACCAGGCGCAGTGCCAAGCGTGGCGGCCTTGGATGGCACGTAGACGGTGCCACCATCAACGGAGATGACCGATGCCGTCACGGCGCCTGTGATGGGGACGGCAGCGCCACTGGCCGTGACGATGACAGCCAGCGTGGCTGGCAGGTTCTGTGTGGTCGTGAGCATGATGGCGGCAATCATTGCATCACGACGAAAAAAAGCCGCCCGAAGGCGGCTGGTTCAAAGCTACAGCCAGGCTTAGAACGTGGTTTCGTCGTCGGCTGTGCCGTCGGCCTTGGCCGCGGGCTTCACGGCCTTAGCGGGGGCCACGGGTGCCACTGTCTTGGCGGGTGGTGCGGGTGGGGTGACAGCCTTCAATGCAGCGGCGGCCTCGTCGGCGGCGCGCTGGGCAGCGGCGGCAATTTCAGCCTTGCGGCGAGCATCAGCAGCGGGGTCTTCCTTGTGCTCCACGTAGCCGGGGATGGATAGGAAGGCCTCGGCCTGCTCAGCGGAGACTTCATCGGACAGCATACCGCCTTCGGCTGGGGTGAACTTCACGCCGTTGATTTCAGCGGCGGCGTTGGGGAGGGTACAGATTACTTTGGGCATGGAAACTCCGGTAGGGTTAAAACAGAGGCACTGTGAACAGCTCGGTGTTGCCGTTATTCATGACGGGAACACCATTGTACCTGTGGCTCGAAAACTGTTGGTGCAGTTGCTTCTCGCGGATTCTGGCATCACGACCCAACGAGAACGAAATTGTTGATACCAATGACGCCTTGACGCCCTTCACAAGCCCCATGGAGAGCAAGCGCTTGCTGGGTGGGCGGTTGGTGATGCCGACCTTGTGCAGCACTGCGCCGCCAGGAGTGGTCATCCTGAATTGGTAAAGGGTGGCCGGAAGGTCGTCGCGGAAGCCGGTGAACCCTGGCTCCATGTGGCGGCAGGCGTCCAGCTCCAAGCCCCGGCGGAGCATGGTGGTGTACGCGCCAAAGTCGGTCTCCTTGAAGACGCCGCGGGTCTTGAACTGCAGTGCGATGGCGAGGATTTCGTCGTCGGTGAGGCGGCGCGTGCCGTCGGGCATGTGGGCGCAAACGGTGTCGAGGATGCCGCGCTTAATCGCAGATTGATAAGCTCCGTTGTCGCGTTCGACAAACTCGCTGCGGGTGGAATATTTCGAGGCAATTGCTCCAATTTCAGCATCCGAGAGGCGGCGCTTTTTCGTGATCATGTGGGAAAACGCAGCATCAATCAGTCCGCGCTTGCGGGCTGCCGTATAAAGCGGTTGATCAGCATTCCTGAACTCGGTGCGGGTGGAATACTTGGCTGCGGCTAACAGCACCATCTCGTCCGTTATCGACCGGTGCATGTGCTCCATGTGGGCGCAGGCTTCATCGACACGGCGCATGTGCCTGAGTGACTGATAGTGTCCATAAAACAACCTACGGAATTCCGACCTCGTCTTGCACTTCAGCGCCTCCGCTGCGCACTCTTCAAAAGTTCTTTTCATGGCAAAAAAAAATGGCGACACATAATGTGCCGCCATCTTAGCTCTGCTTTACGCTGATTTATCAGCCGTGCGGACGCCAAGTGCTGGTCGCTGGAAGAATATTCTTCACGAAACCATGATGTTTCGGCTTGGTAATGCGCAAAAAGCCGAATAAGAACTGGAACCATGATTGCACTGGCACGCCACCCACGCCGAAAGGCAATGGAATCTTGGTCATCGGCTGGAACTGGCGCCATCCGATTGCATCAGCCGACTGAGCCAAGTTCAACACTGGCACCTTGCAAGTACCAGGGATGTCGCGGTTCAAATCGGTAAACACGGTGGATGCACCAGTGCGGGGGATGATTTTCACCAAGCGCAGGTCGCTGGTACCGTCGGTACCATTCTGGCGACCGCGATAGATCGCGTAGCCAGTCTCGGTGCCGGATGCGGACACAGTGATAGTCACAACAGCCTTCTTGCCTGCGGCCACGGCGATCTGGCCGGACTTCAGGATAGTGGACTGACCCTGACCAGCGCCACCCACGCCGGCGACGGCGTAGTAGTAGTTACCAGCGCGAGGCGCGGTGAACTGGCTGGCGGTGTCGTCGGCTGTAGCGACCACAGCAATTGCAGCGGGCTTGAACGTGTTGTTAGCCGTGGCCAATGCGGGCTGTGACACCTCGAACGGCTTGGACATCACGAAGTCTGCGTGGTGCAGGAACGTGTCGATGTTGGTCTTCAACACGCCTTCGGTCAGGCGAATGCCAGACACGTGAGCGCCGACTGCCATGTTCTGGTTGCCACCATCGGGGCTCCAGCGGAATGCGGGGTCCAGACCCATGTTCAAGTCAGTCTGCACAGCAGTAGGCATGAACACGTCGGTGATGCGACCCCAAGAACCATAGTCAAACACCGAAGCGTTGATCTTGGCAAAAGGCTCCACGGAATTCAGGGGCAGGCCCTGCATGTCCACGACGTTGGAATCGGGCACATTGCCGGCTTCGATTTCCGCTTCGATCTGGGCAAAGATGCCGTCGAACTCGGTTGGGCAAGCCTTGCTGTTTCCGTAGAACAACAGGTACTCAGCGTCGGTCATCAACTGCAGGGCGCCGTTGCGCTCTTCCACAGCGGTGGCTTCCACGATGTTCTTGCCGATATTCAGCACGTAGCCGACCTGGCGCAAAGTCATCAGGAATTTGACCAGGCCAACTTCACGGCTGTACTCGCCCTGAGCTGCGCGAACAACACCCATCTGGGAGTTAGTCGAACCGCCGAGGAAGCCACCGATGCCAGTCTGGCGGGTGTATTCGTCAACGATGTTAGTCGCGTTGGTCTGCTGCAGGCGCTTGAACAACACGAAGTGTTCCTGCTCCTGAATGGTGGTCTTCATGGCGGTGTCCAAAGACTGCACGCCCAGAGCGCCACCACCGGTCAAGGTGGAAACGTCGGTCTGGTACGAGCTGGCTTCGAGGGCCTTCTTCAGATCGCCCATGGCGTCCAAAGAGCCGCCCATAGAGGCGCCGAGGGATGGATTGCTGCCGCCGGGGGCCATGCCCGCAAACTGCTGCATCAAGGTTTGAGCGTCCATTGCTGTGTCCTTAAGAGTAAAAGTTAATGATGCCGCGATCAGGCGAGGGCGATCTTTTGGATCAAGCCCGGCTCAATTGGGTGATTGCCGCGTAAGCTAACGCTCACCACATTGAGTTCTTTGCCGCTGATCTTCCCGGCATCGAAAGCTGCATTAGCCTTGGCGAAAAACTGCTCGGGCGTGACACCCGCATCAGCATTGGCCTTGGCCATCGTGTCGCCAATAGCGGGCTTCTCGATCACGGACAGCATGGCTTTGCGGCCGCGACCTTGTGACGAGAGGCTGGCCACTTGGGCAGACAACGATTTGATCATGTCGCCTTGCTTGCGCACGACGGTATTAAATGAGTCCAACGCCTTGGCCAGCACATCATCGGACTGGGTCTGGCGTGCCATTAGGGACTTCACCAGATCGGTGGCGTCGACGGCTTCATGGCTTGCACCAGACTCGTCGGTGAACGCGAAAGATTTGCCGAAGTCTGGTTTGTCGCCAGCGGCAGCAGGTGCGGCAGGTGCGGCGCCACCATCGGCAGCAGCTGCTGCAATTGCGGCGTCGTCACCATCTTCGTCGTCTTCATCTTCGACGGGCGCAGGTGGCTCAGCGATAGCCTTGGCCATCGTGTCGGTTTCGGTGCTAATAGCACCAAGCTCTTCAAGGAGCGCTTCAAAGTTCTTGCTCATTTAATTCTCCGGTTTTTGGAAAGACCTGATTTTAGATCGCCTAGAAAGCGATCCACCCACTCGGCCGACTCATCGAGCGAGAGCACGAAGGCTTCTGCGCTGTAGTGCATCAAGCCATTCGCAGACGTGTCGCTGACCTTGCCGCTTTTGACGGCGGCCGCGAGACGTTCACGAAAGTCGAAATATGACTTCGGGGAGCGCGACCCACCGTCCAAGGACTGAGTGGTCAGTGCGGCTCCGCCGGTTTTTGCTGTGGCATCCGTGGCATACGAGGCTTCGAGGGCTTTGGCCATGTCAAAGCCGCCCGCGCCCCAGGACTTCGCCAAGACACCGAAAGGGATTGTAGACACACCACCGACGGTTTGATTCACCGGGTGCTGGCTGAGTGCGATGTTTGTCCAGCGCACGCCACTGACGACGCCAACGCGGTCGCCGGTATCGGGGTCGATGCGGGTGGACTTGGCTAACACCTTGCCACCAACGCTGGGGTACCACTTGCGGGGCGGGTTCAGCTTCGTCATGCTGTCCCACACCTCATTGGCGCGCTGGGCTAGTGGCGTGTCGCCGGTAAAGAGTTGGGCCTTCACGAAGGTCGATGCGCCGCTCACACGGACATCAACGGGCGTGCCGATTTCCCAATGCTCTGGGTTGTCGATGCCGTACATCTTGGCGACGGCTGGCATTGATTTGTGGTCGAGGTCGATGTTGCCGAACTTGAGGTAGTGCCCGGCCGACTCTTCAAGAGCCTTTGCCAGCACGATCTCGTTCTGCTGGTCTCGCGCTTCGCGGGAAGCCTCCAGATAGACGAATCGACCCCCGCCTTCCTGAGCAGGCGTGGCTTTCAGCATCATTTCGATACTGAGGTAATCGGGGAGGTCCGCAATCAGCTGCGCTTCGCTGGTCATGAGCGAATTCTTGCGTCACGACTGAGAGCGCGGTGGCACCGCTCGGATTTACTCGCCCAGCGCCTGCCGTGCCTTCGCAATAACGGTGGCGAGCTGGCCGCGTTCATTAATTAGGGACAGATAGCGTTCTTGCGACGCATCGGGTGCAGTCTCGACGCCGGGGTGCAGGCGCTCGATGGCGGCATTCACCTCGTCAAGCCGGGACGTTGCGCTTTGCAGGATGCGGCGCTCGGCGGCCTCGGTCTTGGTGGCCAGGCTGTGCAGCTCACCCAGGTGAGCTCGGGTGTTCTCGATGTGCTTCTTCATTTGCGCACCTCAGCGAGACACTGCGCCCGAAGGTCGGCCCGCTGGATCGAGTAGCACTGGCTGGGCTCCCGGTGGGCTCGCGCCAGACACATGGTGCGGGCGTCGGCGTCCTGGATGTTGTAGCAAGCGCTGGTATTTGCGACTGCGCCGGTTGCGGCGAATGCAAGGATTAGTACGGCAAGAGTTCTCATGGCGTGAGGTTACCTCAAAACAAACCCTGCTGGTCGGACTGCGCTGCCGCGCGCCGGGCCGCAATGGCACCAGCCACGCCAGTATCGTCAAGACCATCCAGCGGCGAAGCCATCATATTCTTCAAGCCATACTTGCGGTCGAGGCGCTCGCGGCTGCGGCGTTCCTCCGGGTGGTCACCCTGTAGGTCGATCAGCTCCACGCCCTTCTTCTGTCCCAGCCGGTGAATGCGGGCATTCCGCTGACTGTGAGTTTTTGCGGTTTGGCTGATGTCGTGCTGGATCAGGAACTGGCCCGATTGCAGGTTCATGCCAACGGCGCCAGCGTCGGACGCAATCAGCACGTCGGCCTGCGCCTCGCCCTGCTCCGGGTTGAACATGCGGCGCTTGGCGTCTTTCTCCTTGGCGCTGTCGCTGCCCGTGATGACCACGACCTTGCGCCCAGCCTTCTCCATGGCGGCCTTGTACTGGCTGACGGCCTCGCGGTTGCGGGCGAAGATCACGCCCTGCTTGCCTGGGCGCGCCTGCACCATCTCCACGGCGCGCTGCACTTTGGCGTTGTCGGGGTGGGTGTTGATGACGCGGTTCACCGCCGACGACTTGAGCATGCCCACGGCTTTCTGGAGCTTGGAGGCCACAGCCTCGTGCTCCGCCTCTGGCACGCCATCAAATGAACCCGGCGAAATATGGCGCACGGCCTCCACGTCCACCTTGCCAGCGCGCTGCGCCAGGCGTGCGCGGGCCAAGTGCTTGTCGAGCTCGCCCAGCGCCTGCTGCTGCCCCTTGGACAGTGGCACGGTCTCTGTGCTGCGGCTGACAGCGACGTCGGGTGTGATAGAGGTCGGGAACACGTAGCGGGCCATTTCCCGCTGCAGCGCGTCCTTGCTTGCGATTGTGTCGGCACCGTAGCGGCGCATGAAGGCCGCCCGGTCGCCGTAGCGCTGCGGGTCCATCTTTTGCAGCATCGAGTGAATCTCGCTGGCGTCGTTCTTTACCGGGTCGCCTGACGAGAGCACGTGGTACGGGGTGTGGTGGCCGACCGCCTCGATGACGTTGGCCAGGCTGGAATTTTCCTTCCCCGCCCGATTCAGGGTGTCATGGGACTCGTCCACAAACGAAGCGTCGAAGTTGATACCCTCTTTCGCCATCACGCCAGCCGCCCAGTCGCGCCGCTGGTCGGTGCTCATGCCCTGCAGCTTCGCCGTCATGGCGCCCTCGTCAATTCCGGCATGCTTGGCGCCGAGGTGCACCATGTCATCGCGGAAGGATTGGTGGGTCATGACGCAGATGTGCGTGCCGGCGTCCTTGTAGGCGGCGATGCGCTCGGACTGGCTCGCGCCGGGCTGAATGTGGGTCTTGAACTTGCCGGGCTCCAGCAGGCGCAAGGCCTCGCCGGAGAATTGACCCTGCACGATGGACGGCACCATCATGATCGACCGCTTCACCTTGCCCATGCCCGACAGGTGCGCGTGAGCGCCGAGCATCATGTTAGTTTTGCCCGACCCCGCACCAGCGGCCAGCATGGCGCGCTTGTTGGCGGCCACCAGCTTGATCGCGCGCTGCTGGGCTGCGTACTTTCCCGACATCGACACGCCCCACAGCTTCGTGGGCTGGCCGGGTTTGAAGTTCTCGCCGACGTGGCCCACCATGGAAGCAATTTGCCGCTCGGCAGCGTGCCCCAAGGTGTGGCGCTCGTCAGCCCCCAGAGGCGCGGGTGCGCCATCCTGGCCGGGCCCAGTGGACTCCGGTGCATCCTCAGACGAGAAGAACCCCATCTGCGCCTGCTCAAACGCGGCCTGCTCCTGCTTGGCGGCGTCAATCTTGTCGGCAACTGAGCCGCTGGAATACTTGCCACCCACCCGGTTGCGCAGCCGGTCCACCAGCTCTTTGTCCTTCGCCAGCCGGGCCTCGCGGGCGGCAGGGTCCACGGCATCCAAGTGGTTGAGGTTGTTTCTGATCGTGCGCTTGCCCAGCTTCATGGGCGCGTCCGGGTTGAGCTTGTTGTGGGCCTCGATAAACGAGCTGGCCATCTTCGAGCGAATGACGTCCTGCACGGCCTCGTAGGCGCGCTCGTTGCCACCCATGGTCTTGAGGTACTTTGACCACGTAAGGCTGCTGGCGTTGAGCTTGGCAGCCAGGCCGTCGCGGTGCGTTTTCCAGTCCTGCCAATCAGGGTTTGGCACAGTGTCCCCGAACATATCGGTAGACTCTTTCTCGGGCTCGCCGGCGATGTGTTCCTCGAGCTCCTTGCGCATGGCACCAGCCGCGGCGTCCTCGCGGGCGATGTGTCGGTAAAAGTGCTCGCGCAGGGCAGACTGGTCCCTGTTGGTCAGCTCGCCGATTTGCTTGTAGGCCGCGGTGCCCTCTGGTGTTTCAGCCAGGGCGCGGTGGAGCGCGTCCACCGAGTGCTGGTCAATCTGGAATTTCTGCCGGTTGAGCGTGGTGCGCTCGCCACCCAAGGCGGCCACGTGGTCGTCGGCGTATTTGTCAAAGGTGTCAGCCAGCGCCTCAGCGCGCTGCTGCTTGCCGTCCGCACCCTTGAGCGGGGCCACGGCGTCCAGCGCAGCGCGGTATTCCTCCGTGCGCCCTGCCCCGACCTTTTGGAAGAAGTCGGCGGATTGCACGTCGGACAGGATGTCGGCTGGAGCATCGCCGTCTGCGGCCCGCGCACCAATGTAGGTTTTTAGGCTGGCCTGCAGGTCTTCACCAGGTTGGAACGGCTGCGCCATGCGCTCGGCCACGCCGGGCTTCACGTCCATGACCATGTCGGGCCGATTGGCGACGCCCATGGGTAGCCAGCCGTCCTCGTCGTGGTCGCCGCGCATGATCGCCAGATTGCGCCGCACTTGGGCAATGTCCTCGCGCGCAACGGGCTTGGCCAGGCGCGACATGCCAGCAGGCGTGACGGTGAGGAACGTGTCGCCACCGACCTTCTCCATCGCGTAATCGCCGGGCTGAAGCCCGATGGCGCGAACCTGCGTGATCGCCGCCTCTGGCGATGTGTTGCCAAGGGATACCTGAAAGTCGCCGGAACCAGGGCCTTTCATGGCCACCACCAGCGCGGCGTTCGCCTCCATCTCGCCTAATGCCTGCCCCAAGATGCGCTGAGCATCCCCGACAGCAGCGCGGCGGCGCGAATTCAGCTCTTGGGCTACGGCTAGGTCGGCGCCTGTTTTGGCCTCGTCCGAGAGGTCGATGGCGGCCGCGGCGTCGGTCAGCTCCCGCGCCTGCTTTAGCGCCTTGGTGCTGGTGGTCATGTAGTGGTTGACGTGCCAGTCCTGGATGCCATCGGCGACGTGCTGAACCTCGTCAGGGTTGAGGTCGGAGTGAAGGCGGCGCGCCAGCACCTGAGCGGCCCCAGCAACACCCAGCACATCCACCACGGAGCGATCCACAAGCGCGTCGCCACCCACGGCCATGGCCAGTGCGTTGATGCTGTTGTACGCCCCAACGCCCATGTGCCCACCAAGGGTCTCGTTTGGCTGAGCTCCTGCGATTTTGCCGACTTCGGACAGAAAAGCGCGGGTCTGAGCGGTGCGCAGGTCGTTCTTGAGGTCTTCCTGCACCGAAGCGTCCACGTCGTCCGTGGTCTCCAGCACGAAGGCCTTGGGCTCAACGGGTGACTTGTCCACGTCGGCGTTGGCCTCTCGGGCGGCCTTTTCGATGAGTGCGAGCTTCTTGCCCTCCCTCACCAGATCGAGGGCGTCCTTGGCGGAAATCAGGCTGGCGTCAGCCTTTGGTGCGGCGGGCTCCTTGATGCCGGCCAGCTCCTGTTTGATCAGTTTGGCGGCGTCGCCCTTGGCCAGAGCCTTCTGCCGCTGCTCGGGCGTCATGCCGCCAGTTTTCACTTCGACCGCTTCGGATTCGAGTTTCTCCTGCGACAGCCCGGCAGCCTCGGCGCGGCCTTTGTAGTCGGCTTGGAACCCCATCCCGGCACCAGGTGGGCGAACGGGATCGAGGTCCGCGGCGGCAATCTCGTCGGGCGAATCGGAGAACAGCGGAACCTCGCCAACGCCAGCCTCTTCGCGCGCGGCGGGGCTGATCACCAACATTTGACGGCTCTGCTGGATGACCTCTTTGGCCTTGCTGAGCAAGTCGCGGTGGAATTTTGACCGCACCTTGTCGCGTGCGGATTCGGACAAATGCTCATAGTCGGCCTCGGGGAACTCCATGTCCTCGGGTGCCCAGCCTGCCTTTTTGGCGACGGCGCTGATGACCGACTGCTCGGCCTTCTTGCGCTGTTCGGCAATGTCCTTGCGGACCTGCTCCTTGGCACCATGGATGCCGGCAGCCTTGTCGGCGGCCATTTGTTCCTTGCGTGCGGCACGCTTATCGGCGGCCTTTTTTCCGGCTTCAGCCTTGTAATCAGAGTGCGATTTAACGCCTCGCAGCTTGAGGTAGTTCAAGCTGCCGCCAGCGCCACCAATGACGCGAGCAGAGCCATCCGGGTGCGGCTGGATGAGCACGGCCTGACCCTTTGAGCCTGGGCCGTTTGGGTGGACTGTGATCCACCGCGCGTCAGCAGGAATTGCGTCAGCCTTGATGAGAAGTCGTGGGATTTGCCGCATCGTCAGAGGATACGGTCACGACGAGCATGATTCTTTTGGCTTAGAGACTTCGCCGACTTTGTGTGCTCTTACGCTGCGCCACAACAAAAACGGGGGGCACGGGTGGGGGACAGCAAACACGCTCGCATTGAGCGCGCGGTAATGCTCGCTAAGTCGGACGAGGGGGTAAACGCCAGCCTGGGGGAGATGGCCGATTGCGCGTGCATGAGCCGCTTCCACTTCGCCCGCGTTTTTCGTGACGTTACAGGCAAAACTCCGATGGAGTACGTGCTCGAACAGAAGATCGAGTGCGCCAAGAGGCGACTGGCCACGGGTCGCTGCAGCATCGCGGCCGTCGCGGTGATGTGCGGATTTTCAGACCAATCACACCTGACGCGGGTGTTTAGGCGCAGCCAGGGGGAAACCCCGGCGCAATTCAAGCGCCGCCAAGAATAGCCCGCAGCTCATCGCCGAACGCTGGGTCGTCTCCCGGAGCGTCCTCGATCACAGGCACCCACCGGCCACGGCAGTGCGGGTGGGCCAGCCCGGCCGGGATTTGCCACATCTCGTCGGGCTCGCGGTCCACCAGCACGTCGCCGACGCGCTTCTTCGGAGAGGCAGAGCGGCCCACGTTGTTCTTGCCGGGCCAGATCATGGTGTCGGGGTTTTTGTCCGGGTGGTCGGCGGCGACGACCGTGACCACGCGGCCATCGATGCCGCGGCAAAAGGCGCACGCGCCCTCGTACCGCTCGACGCGCTGCACCTTGGTGCCAGGCTTCAGGCTGGCGATGTAGCCCTGCAGCTGGGCCTCGCCAGCCTCGGTGACGGCGATGCGCCGCCAATCCCGATTGAGGGCGCCGAACTCGTCCAGCAGCTTGGTCTCCAGGCTGCTGGTGCCCGGCGGCAGGTTGCCCAGCGCCCTCTGCTCCAGATCGGCGGCCACCAAGGCGCGCAGGCGGTGGCGGGTGTTGTCGGACAGGGCCTGCACGTGCTCGGCGGCGCGGGCGCGGGCGAACGTGAGCACGGCCTGGGTGGCGGCAGACAATCCGGTGGCCTGCGCAGCCGACGAAGGCAGCGCCGCCAGAATGGCGTCGGCCTGCTTCGCCGTGGGCGTCTTGCCTTCGAGGTTGGCCTGCACCTTGCCCATCATCGTGGCCTTGGTGGCCAGCCAGTCGGCCTCGGCCACCAGCTCGCCAGCGGGCAGGTGTCGCTGCACCACGTACTCGATGGCGAGAAGGTGGTCGTCCAGCGTCCAGACGGCGGGCGGCAGGCTTTCCAGGTACAGGCGGGCCAGGGACAGCTCGGCCTCGTTCCAGCGGGAAAGCATGCCGGGCGGCGTGGGCTGGATGGATGCGGTGGGAATGTGATTCGCGCCAGACTGCCAGGCCAGCAGCTGCTGGTGCACGGCATCCAAGCGGGCCAGGCCGCGCTCGGTGAACAACTCGATCAGGCGGCGCACCAGGGGGGAATCGTGGGGCTTCCAGATTTTGTCAGAACCGTGGTCGTGGCCATCCGACAATGCCTTGTAGAGCCCCTCCAGCATGTCGTTGGTGGCGCGGATTGGCACATGCAAGAGATCGAGGAATAAGCCCATCCGGGCAGTGTCGCGTCACGACAAAAAAACCCGGCACGAGGCCGGGTTCAAAACTCCTGCCCAGGGAGGAAAGGCCGGCCACCTGTAGAGTGGAAGGTCGGCAAGCCTGCCGCACGGGGCATGGAGCCCACTACGGCGGCAGAGCGTGCCTAAAATGTTGATGGTGGCCGGTGCTGATCTCCGGCTTTGAGGCTATGGGCGTGTGGTGCCGCCCCGTTTTACGTCTTGTCCTGCGCCATACAGAGCGGTGTTTATCCGCACTGGGCAGCTCAGGTCTTGCCCGCACCATCTGTAGCTCCACCACAGAACACCGAACAAGTCCTAGCTCTCACGATTCGCGCATCAGCCTGCGCATTCACCATCAATTCAGCACCCGACTTGCCCGGCGCACCAGCTTGTAGCCGACAAGCAGAGGACGGGTGCTGAATTGATGGCTCCGGGCCCTGCCCCCGGAAGGTTGTCGCGGCTCTCACGCGCATCAGCCGGGAAACCCCAGCCTGCCGGTTACGCTATCCGGCTCCGTGACGAGCAACTGAACTGCTCGCTGGTCGGCGGAACGAACTATACAACAACTTTATCGGAGCAGCGCGTTCACCGCGAAAAAATGGTGGCGTGCTACCAACACGCCACCATTCTAACCCACCATTCGACTACGGGCGAACCCGCTGGCGGGAGCGTTTTCAGCGCATCTGCCTGGGACTGTTACCAGCCGAGGAACCCGGCTGCGCGGGTTGAAAGTTCTCCCGGCGGTTTAGCCCCCGCCGGACCTGCCAGACTTCAGGTGTTCTAGGGCGCGCTGCTGATTCCAAGGAGCATCAAAATAAGCGCCTCTTCTTCCTGTTGCCGGCGCTTTCGCGCCAGCGCCTCTGTGTTGGTGCTGGTGTATGGCGACGGCTGCGGAGACCAGTCGTAATTGTTTGTCGGTGCAACCGGTGCCAGCATTCGGCCAAATGAATTGCCGAATGCCTTGCCAAACGACAGGCCCCATGCTGAAGCCATTTAAGCCCCCGGGCCCCATGGGTCCGTGTCGCTACCCGTCCCGCCCAACTCTTGTCCTCTGACTTGCACCAAGTTGACCGGCAACGGGGCTGCGTGCAGGGCCGCCATCATTGTCGCCCGCACTGTGTCAGCGATCTCTTGAGCTGTTGGGGCCGTCGTCCCAACGGCGATGGCCTGGACCGGCTGCTGGTAATTCACCCGCACGGCATACCCACCCAGCGTGGGCACAAACGGGTCGCCCCCGCCCTCCACCAGCAAAACGCCCTCCGTCACGGCAAGCGTGTGGTCAGCCTCCATGGGGCGAATGCGCCAGCCGTTTTGCAGGTACACGTAAAATGGCACCGCCGTGCCCTGCGCCGGGTCGATCTGGTCGCCGCCAAGCAGCCGCAAGGCCATGGGGTATTTGCCGTTGTCGGCCGTGGCGTGCCAGCGCACCCACTCGCTCCACAGGGTGCGCACACTCAAGGTGCCACCAGCGTCTGAAACAATCAGGCGTGCAGTTCCGTCAAAGCTCAGGGCCATGCCAGCTCCATCACTGGTATGCGCGGTCGGTTTCCGCAATCATCGCAATCGTGATGCCCTTGGAGCGCGCAATCGTGCCGCCAAACAGCACCGGCTTTGCAAAGCCCGGGCGCCCCGCCACCACGGTGACGTTGGCATCGGTGCCCGCCGTGCGCCCGCCTTGCGCGTTGCTGTCATAGGCAAACGTGAATGAGGTGGTGGCGGTGGTGATAGTGCCCGCGATGGGGTTGCCCGCCGCATCGTTCACCGTTACCGCGCCGCTCTCGCCGAAGTCGTCCAGCGAGCCGGGCAGCGTGGTGAAGAACATGCGGTAATAGCTGCCCGCACCCACCAACGCTGCGTTTGCCGTGATATAGCCGCCGCTGGTGTACGGGTAAACGCGCCCGATACCGTTTTGGTCAGTGAAAATCACGCGGTTGCTGTCGTTGCCGTCGATGTTGGAAACGAAAACGCCCTGCGCCGTGATCAGCGTATCGCCCTCGAAGCGCATCAGTAGGTCAGCAGTTTTCCCGTTGACCGCCCCAGCACCACTGTCAATATCCGTGTTCTGGCGTAACAGGTACTGTACCTTCGCATATACCTGCTCCAGCGTCGCCCCGTTGCCCTCAACGATCACGCGGAAGGGGTATGCACCGGCCCCGATGGTTTGGTTCTGGTCGGCCCCGTAGTAGGTTACGGTAATACCGTTGTAAGGCGCACTGGCCATCGCCGCATCGGCCGCCGCCTTGTTGCTGCCCAGCAAATTGGTGATCTTGAAGTCTTGCTGGTTGGCCAGCAAAAGGTTCACCTTGAAAGCGCCCGTGCCGGTTTCGCCGGTGTCTGAAAGCGTGCTGTCGTCATAGGTGTAGCCGTACTCGCGCACGTAGCCCTTGAGGTAGGCACGGGTGTCGAAGTTTCCATTGGCGGCATCGCCAAACACCTGAATGCCCAGGTTTGCCGCATCGGTGAACGTGAAGTTAATTGCGGCCCCGCCAACCGCTTTTTGGTAATACTGCTGCGCCCCGCTGTTCACATCGCCAAGTGCCACCGCGCCAACATACACGCGGTTCAATGTACCTGTGTCGGTGAAGCCGGGGAGCGCCGCCGTACTGCTCCACTCCTCCCAACCGCCGTCGCGGAGCATGTTGCGGGTCGCGTCGTTCTTTGGCTTCCAGCTGTTGTATTTGCGGCCATCCGTGCCGAATTGCCACTGGCCTGATTTGGCGTCCAGCGCATAAATGGGGAATGGGCTGTCCTGATAGGGCGCAGTTGTCCACAGGTCAACCAGCTTGGAATACAGGGCCTGGATGGTCACGCCGTCCTTAGCCACAAGGTTTCCAGCCGCCACCAGCTCGAATGTGCGGGCCGGTTCATCAAGTATCAGCTCTGTTCCGATATTGATCAGTGATTTTGAGGTGATTTTTGCCATGTTGGCCTCCAGTTAAGAAAACGAAAAGTTGCGGTCAAGTTTTTGCGTCACGGGCAATGAAACCGGGGCGCCCGTAAGTTGGTAGTCGCGGATGTATTCCGGCTCATACCCGGACAGGTAAACGGCAATATCCACGCGGGCCAGCGACGAGTAGGTGTAGGTGTAGGCGCTTCCACCCACTGAATTGCCCGTGTCCAGAGCAGTGGTCGTGCCGGATTCGAGAATCACGACGTCAGAGCCCGGGATGATTCCGGCCACGGTAAGGCCGATGGCATCCAGCGGGTAAAGCGCCGCGTTTTGGGCGGCCAGTGTGGTTACGCCGTCAATCCGCAGGCTGTCCAGCTTGTTGCTGCTGTTTGTCGCCGTGCATGTGATGCGGATGCGCAGAATCCATCCATCGGTGGGGCTTACCCCCGCCTCGGCGCTCAGGTTCGTGGTGTTGAGCGTTTTCCATGTGCCACTGAAGCCAGCGCCCTTGTCCACATCGTATTCAAACGCATGATTGGCGGTGTTGGTTCCCTGGCTCACCATGCCGGAAAAGCCGCTCCAGCCCAGCACGCGGTATGGCCATGTGTAAATGATCTGGTCGCCCGCCGTCCGCATTAAAAGCGAACCCGTGGCGTTGAACACCGGCGTACCCGCCGTGACGATGTAAAGGCCCGGAGCGACGGTGGTTTTCTCCACAAAAATGATGGCAGCCCGCGCGGTGGTGTCGCCCGTGAAGGCATCCCAGTAGCAAGTACCGTAAACGGCAATATAACTGGTAGGCATCGAGCCGCCGTTTTGCCGGTTGCCCCGCGTCCAAGCATTCAGGTACTGCGGGCCAATGGTCTTGCTGGCGTCTGTGTTGTAGCAATTCTCCAGCTTGAAGCCGTTGTTTGTGTTTGTGCCGCTGGCCAGGTTGAGGCGCAGGCCGGTAACCCAATTGCGCTGCACCTTGCATTCGATGTTGTTGCCGCCGTCGCTGAATATGTACCCGGTGGGGTTCACCGTGCCGCAGTTGTACGGGGCGGCGTCAGAGCCAACAAAGCGCAGAGAGCCGCGCTTGGTCGTGTTCATGAAAATCAGCCCGGTGTACGGGTGGCAGTTGGCAACGCCGGGCCAGTTGGTTATGGCCTGCACGTCAATATCGGCTGACTGCGACATGATCTCGACCGCGTTCGAGCCAACGGTCGTGGGCGTCGTCCCAACGGCCAGGTCGGCGTATTGGTGCGCCTTAATCTTGATGCGGTTGCAGGCGCTTATCAGCATGCGCTTGCCAATTGACTCCACCTTGTCAACGGTCACATCGTCACAGGTATTGAAAAACACCGGCCCCGATACCGCCGTCGGCACGCCCGGGAAAGCGCCCCGAACAAGCCCAAACGTCCACACCCCATAGAGGTTCACAAACATCATTGCATAGCCGCTGGTGCTGATTGACTCGGCCCGGACGCCCGTAACCTCACCCACCGTGCCGCCCGTGTAGCACTGCTGAAAAACGATGGCGTTTGATGCGAACGGGGTGCCCGCCGCGTAGTTGCTCAGGCCCACATGCACGCGGTCAACGTCGGGCTTTGTCGCGGGCTCCTGGAGCAGCAATTGGTCGCAGGTGTGCAGGTCGCGGATGTAAACCGAGTACGGCTGGACGATGTTCCAGTACCATGCGCCTGTTGATAAGCTGTGTGTAAGTATGCCCGCGTTTGAAAACCCGGTGTCATAGCGGTTCGTCATGCCTGCATAGGGCCGGACGGTCACATCCAGGTTTGTCGCGGCGCACGTCTGCAAAATGATGTTTGGCACGCGGATGGCGCAGCCCGCCACCGGCAGGTCGCCGCATACCGAGGCGTCAACACCGGTGCCAATTGTCAGCAGCCCGGCATCGGAAATGTAAACATAGCGGCTCCGGGAATCGGTGGAGCAGTTGGCGCTGGTGAACTTTGCGGCCACGTTGTGCCACATCTTGTAAACGCCTGAGCCGGGCGCGGTTTCAATCTCCACGCCGGGGTAAGCGATCAGCTGGTCGCCCGTGAAAAATGGCAGTTGCACCGTCTGCCCACGCGCGCCGCTGGTGGTGCCCGCAGTGAACCATCGCCCGTCAACCGTCCAGATCCCCAGGCGGGAAATGGAAATGGTCTTGTCCACGCACCCAACGACAACAATCCAGCCCGTCTCATCGGGGCCGGATGCAGCCGCGCCAATTCCGGTGAGCGCACCGGAGGCGATTGAGCCGCCCGCAACATTTCGCACCTTGAGCCAGCCTGAAGCGGGCATTGCGCCGCCCGCCGCTGTTACCGTGCCGCCCGTTCTGTCGGACATTACGCACAGCAGCTCACACGTCACGCCGCCCTGCGAAAGCGTTGTACCGCTCGCAGGCACATTGCCCGTACCGGTTGAAAAGGGGATGAGGCGCACGCTTGCGCCGCTGAATACCACGGCCCCACCAAGCGTGGTGGATACCGTGATGTTGCCGAACGGCCCGGTCGTTGCGCTGGTGTTTGGACCAAAGCGGGTATCGCTGTTGACCGTGAGCGTGCCGCCGTTGACGGAGTAGGTATCGTTACCCGTTTTTCCCGTTAATTGGGTGATGTTTTGGGCGGTTGTAATGGTGAAGGAGGCCATGCGTCGTCAATTCCAGCGCGGGGGCTTGTCGGGGCATGCCGCGAACGGCAAAAGGGTTTTTGCGTTCATTACGCAGTAACAAAGGCGGCACGTCACCACCAGCCCGGCCTGCTTTGCGTGCGGGCACGCCCGGCAAACCGCTAGGCGTTGGGCGGGGGTGGTGAGTGCCGTCATACCGCTATCAGGCCGCGCGCGCTGCGGTCTTTGCTGCGGCGAATGCAGCGCCGAATCCAGGCTTCACGGCATCGCACAAACCTACGAATTGCGCGTAAATCTGGCCACGAATCATGCCAATGGCATTGCCGTGCTCGGTGTGGCGGGCGTCCTCGCGGTCGCGCAAGCTGTTGACGGCCGTTTGCGCGGCGTTGGCGGCAGAAAGCGCTGCGGATGCATCGCCACCGGCTGTAGCAATGGCGGTGGCCATGCCCGTCAGCTGGTCTTGAATGCCCGCAATGGTCACGTCCAGCGCATTCAGGCGGGTGATCAGTGCCGCGATTTGCTGCGCTTGGCCCGCATCAACGCCTTGCAGCGTGGTGATTGTGTCGCGCAGGCCGTTAATGTCAGCCGCAATTTGCGCGCAGTCGCACGTTGCACCGCCACCGCCCGCCTGCTCCATCGCGGCAATGCGCGACTCGTAGCTCAGGATGGTGCTGTTGATCTGGCTGATTTGATCAGCGGCGGCGTCGGCACGGCCTTCCAGCGCAACAACACGATCGATCAGGGCCAGCAGGTTCTGGAGGTTCTGCATGCCGGGGGTATCGGCATCGCCGTCCAGCATGGCCACCAGGCTTGCGATCTGGGATTGCAGCTGGGCAATGGCGGCGGTGTCGGTGCCGGTCAGAAGGTCAACTTGCTTTTGCAGGTTGCCGATTTCAGCGCCCATAACGGAGCCGACCTCGCCCAAAATACAGGCAAGCTCGGATTGAATCAGGGTTTTCAGGTCGTCGATTTGGGGGTTTTCAAGGGACATAAGTGTTTCCAATTAGGGATGAAACATGGACAAGCCGCCACTCACGCGGGCGGCGTTGCGTTCTCCAGCTGGCTGGGGAAATCGGTAGCGCAGGACTGGCCGTTCAAAACAGCCTGCAGGTCGCTGATGCGCTGCGTGTGTGACGCGATCTCGGCTGGCACCAGGCAATGCAGCAGCTCGCCAATTGCCACCGCGAAACAGGACAGTTTCTCATCGAGGATATTGCTCATGTAGTTCCCTTGTGGATGCCAAAAGCAGCGGTAATTCACGCCTGCTTCTGAACTGCTCGCGTTATATTTCCGTCCTTGTCGCGTTCGATCTCTGTGACCATGCGGCGAGGCTCCGGCAATTCTAGCGTCACGTTTGGAGCTGGAACCACGACCGGCTCAATATTCACGACAGGAGCCGCAACGTTGACGACGGGCGCGGGCACGACCACGGGGTCGATGTTGACGACGGGGGCTGCCACATGGACGACCGGTGCGTCCACGTTGACCACGGGGGCCGGAACCACCACGGGCTCGATGTTGACGACCGGAGCAGCTTGCTGCGGCACGTTGACATGCACCACTGGCGGGGCCTGTTCCGGCACCGTTACATTGACCACCGGGGCGATCTGCTCCGGCACCTTTACGTCGATACGCGGGTCAAAGTTGATGACGGGCTGGGCTTGCACCAGGGCCTGTATCGCGAGCACAAGCTGCGACTGCAGTTCGGCAACTCCATCCATGCGCGCTGAAATCGCAGCCGCATCCTGGGCCCTGCTGGCAGCCAAAGAGGAAACAGAATGATGCATGGCAAGGACCATGCCATCCAGTGATTTGGCGAGGTCAGACAGGCTGTACAGGTTTACACCGCCAGCCGGACTTGAGCCGGTCGCTACAGGGGACTGAAATGACTTGGCAATCAACCCATTCGCGCTCGATTTGCGCATCACCAAGCGATCACTGCGAGCCTCCGGCGGGATGCCGACATACCGGCGGTTTCCCGCGTTATCGGCAACGATTATGCCGTCCGCACCCTCTTCGAGCACCCGGTACCGCTGCATAGTGCGCTTCTTGTGGCCAGCGACATGCTCCCACTTGACCTTGTGATGCTCGCCTCCGTGTTCAACGGTGCAACCGTGCTGTCCGGCGCAAACGACCTTGCCGGAAACGGGAAGCCCGGCCTTATGGAAATAGACCTCATCTCCAGGGAATGCGTGGCGCACAGATGGAGTGGCTGCATTTTTCTGCTTGGTGCTCTTGGGGGCGTTGAAGCTGGCCATCAGGGCTCCACTGTGAATACTGGTAATCCAAATGACTTTGCCATTCCTGGCTCGTCATCCTCCGGTTCGGACGCCGGAGTGCCGCCATCATCGAACATTCCGTCTTCAGTCTTGCCGGCGCCATGTTCGTCGCCGTCATGCTGTCCATCTCCGGCATCGCTGTCGATGGACCCGTAGTCCTCGCCTTGGTCATGGTCATCGCCATCTTCAGGCGACTGACCACCACCAGGGCCGGGGGCGCCGTAGTCTTCCTGCTGGGCCTGGTTTTCAGCCTGCCACGCCGACATCAGCGACGGATTCAGTGGGGCGTTGCCCCATTCCCCCTTAATCTCCTGCATGCCTTGAGCCTTGCGGGCCTCGTTGAGCGTGAGGATGGTCTTGTCCTTGTCCCAGCGCATCTGGGGGTCTTCTTCATCGAGGCCGGTCCAGCGGAAGACGTACTTGTCGCCGAACTCGGACACGATGTAGTCGGAAAACAAATCCTCGAAGTGGGACAGCAGCGGGCGTAGGCCCTTGTCCTTGGAGTTGATCAGCTTCTCTTCGGTGTCGGAGCCGGACAGCGAAGACGTGCCAGCGGTGAACGACTCGAAATTGATCTCGTCGGGGGCAATGCCGTAGATCGCGCAGATGATGGACGTGAGGAACGTCATCCACTTGGCGAACATGATCTCGTTCACGTCCACGCCGAAGTTTTCAAACGCGGCCTTGGACTCCTGATTTTTCGACACCAGCACGGGGAGCGTCCACGCGTTGTTGATGCCCTTCACCATGGCATTCCAGTACCGCTTGAAGGCAGCCATGTCCTGGTCGCTGTACTCGCCGGTCAGGTGCAGCAAGCCCTTGGGGATGGCATTCGAATCGAAATACTTGGTGTTGTAGCTGAAGGCATTGAGGAAGCCCGTGACCACGCGCACCAGCAGCTCGGTCTCGGACAGGCCGTAGCCGCCCACCAGGACATCGGTGCGGGGATTGCGCGGAACGTAGATCAGGTCGTCGTGGGTGTAGGCGGCCCGGATGTTCCCATCCACCACCTGCAGCGCGAAAATCTCGTCCTCGTCGCGGTAGCCGATCTCGTTGGCGAGCCGGATGGTCGCGCCGTCCACGGCATACATGCCGTCAATCCCCAGCGACTTGTCGCGCTTGTATTCTGTTTCGATTGGGGCGCTGTCCAGCGTGAGGCTGTCGCGCACCAGCTTGGCCATCAGGTTGGAGAAGTTGTCGCGCTTCAGGCGGGCGCGCTGGCGCGGGTTGCGCTCCCAGCCGCTGTGCGTGAAGAAGTCCTGCATCAGCGCGATGGATTGCTGCTCGTCGCTGCCAAGTTTTGCGTTGGGGTCTTTCAGGCGCACCTGGAACCCAGGGCCCTTGCCACCGTCGGGCACTCGGCAAAACCGCTTCACCTGACGGATGCGGGTGAAGATCACGGCCGACAGAATCGGGGTCTGGTCAACCATGCCGCGCAGCATGTCGAAGCTCATGTTCGACCAGCGCTCACGCCACTCGCCCATGGCGTTGCCATAGGTGTCGTTCACCCACACGGACTGCATGCCGGCCTTGCCGTCGGCTATGGCCCGGCTCGGGAAAGGTATGACGTTGGGTTTTGCCAGCGACTTTGCGAACTCACTCTCTTCGTACTGCCGCTGCATGTACTCCACGACCGGCATCATGTCGGTAACGCTTTTGGGTAGCGCCGCCTGCTGCGCCTCTTGCATGGCGTGCGAGCGCTCATCTTGCGGAGCGGCGCCATTGAAGGCGGTGGATAGTGCAGTTTCAGCCATGCGGGAAGTGTGCTGTCACGACAACAAAAAAGAAGTTGCCACGAGTTGCGGCAACATTTTTGCGGTAGAATTACTGCATCAACAGGAGAAACCATGAACATCAACGAAATGACCCCACGCGAACGCCAAATCGAAAAGCTGAAAGACTACTTGCTGGCAGTCTCCATCGGACTCGGTCTTGCTTGGATGTTGGTGGACGCCCTGTCCAAGTAACGGCCTACGGCCACTGCCGCCAAAGTGGCCGACACCCAAGGAAATTCAATGTCATCAAAACGAATCTACGCAACCACCGACAACACTGGCGCGCGAAAACTCATCAGTGCCACAACATCGCACCAGGCGGTAGCCCACCATGCCAAGAGCACTATCAGCGTGCGCGTGGCTACGCCTGAAGACCTGATCGCGCTGACCAAAGCCGGTGTCGATGTCGAGGAAGTCGGAGCAGCACCATCCACAGAAGGCGGGGCTGCAGAATGATGCTAATCGTCCCTCTCAAGGTCAAAAAGCTGCACCTGGATGCCATTGTCCCGGTGCACCAGACAGCAGGCGCGGCCTGCTTTGATTTGCACGCCGTGCTAGAGGACGATGTCCATCTGAACCACGGCCTAACCGTGAACCCCGGCACCAGCGAGGTCATCCGCACCGGGCTGGCGTTTGAGGTGCCCGCCGGCTACGTGATGCTGATCTACAGCCGCAGCGGCCACGGCTTCAAAAACGGCGTGCGCCTGAGCAATTCCGTGGGCGTTATCGACTCGGACTACCGCGGGGAAATCAAGGTCGCGCTGCACAACGACAGCCGCGCCAAGTTCAAGGTGGCCAACGGCGAGCGCATCGCCCAGGCCATGCTCATGCCGGTACCGCGCGTGAACATAGTGGAGACTGAGCAACTCAGCGAAACGGATCGCGGCACTGGTGGCTTCGGGAGCACCGGTCGATGAGAAAACGCACGCGCCGAAAGATTTACGCATTGGTTAACCCGATTGCCTACGCAATTGAGGGAGCAAGCGTAACCCCCACGGACCAGCTCGATAGTCTTCGTGTTTTAGAGCTTTCCGCCATCGATGCGGTCGCTCGTGGAATGGGGACTGTAAAAGACCTTTCGGCGCTGCGCGACATGGCCAACCTCTGTGAAATGATGGCGCTCGGAGGTGTCGGGCCCGAGGCGCTGGAGCCGTCAAGGCTGGCGCAAAGGGAGATGATCGACGTAGTGGAGCGCCGAAAGAGAACCGGTCGCATTGGCGCCACAGGCTCAGGGCTTGAGTCATTCCGCGAGCTTTTCAGGTGGCACGACCTCCAGCGCACCAGCATCTCGCGCAGCGAGTACGAGAAATACATCGTGAAGACGACAAACGCCGTCAAAGGCGGCAGAGCCACCGTGGTCAACTTGGACAATTAAACCGCAATGAACAACGGGCACCCGGGGTCGGTTTCGCGCACGCGAACACCATTCCGCTCGTTGCATCGCCCGTTATCGAATGAAATACAGCGTCCGCACACGTCGCCGGACACCTGCAAAACCTCCTGAATGGCGTTGCTCAACGTCGGCGTGTACCGCTCAAGCACCACCTGCACCGATGTCTCCTTGGGCTTTTCTGGCTCCGGCAGGATAAACATATTGGTGCCATACGCGCGGGCCCAAGCCACGTCGGCCAGCATATTTGCGTAGCTGGTGTGCGGGTCGATGCCGACTTTCACCACCCGGCGCTTAAACTTCTTCTCTTCCTCGTCCTTTTCCGCAATCAGCGCTGTGCGCGTGAAGTGGAAGAACGCGTACTCCTTGCACACAGCGGCCATCCGCCATTTGCCCTTCTCCAGAACCTCCTGCACCAGCCCATCGGGGTCAGGGAACAGGCAGAGCTTTTTCTGGAACCGGCCCATGGAAACCTGCATGCACTTGTACTGGTCGAGCGTGACGGTGTAGCGGTCCCGCAATTCCTCGTCGGTCCGGCGCTCGCTGGTGTCCAGCTTGGGCGCGTCTCCCCAGCGCAGCATGTCGCCTTCCATGTTGCCGTATCCGGCCAGGAACACGCGGCCGTCATGGCGGCGGGCAAACGACTTGGCGTTGTCGTAGTTTGGCAGCGTTTCCACCACGCAGCACTGCACACCATAGGTCGACATCAGCTCGTCGCACCGGTCCCATGGCGAGGCCTCGGGGTCGTCCTTCGTTGGCGCGCGGAAGATGTACTCCATGTGCAGCACGGCCTGGCGACCGTCTGGCAGCCGCTCCTTGATGATGGCCACAATAAAGGAGCCCATCTGGTCGAGCCCCATGAAGGTGCCCCTGCCGTTGCGCCGCCACTGGAGCCCGTACTCCACGCCCACGCGGGCGCACTCGTTGAGCATTTCCAGGTTCACCGGCACCTGTGACGGGTCGGTGTAGGGCTTGCCCAGCTTACGGTTAAAAAAGTTCTTCATGTCGTCGGCGTTGTGGTACGCCTCGATGATGTCCCGGGGGCTGATTGTGGGCGACAGGAACTGCGGGAAGTGCACCGAGCGAATCTCGGCATCCGGCGCCTTTGCGATCCACTGGCCGATCTGCGGGTCGTCAATCCACCCTTGGCACGACACGCACCGGTAGCGGTACTCGCCACGGGCAGCGCCGCCCTCGCGCTGCAGCAGCCGCGGCGCATCGGCGTCGTAGCCGATACACTGGGGGAAGTTCTCGTCCAGCACCTGTAGCATCGCGCAGTGCGGGCACTCGGTGTGGAACTGGTGCTGGGTGCCCTTTTTGTACCAGAAGTGAATGTCGGAATCCGGCCAGTTGGCCGTGGAGCCCATGAGCGTGTACCGCAGCGCCGAGGCCGACATACGCTCGCGGGTTTTCTCCATGTCCGCGATTGCCATCTCCTGCACCTCGTCAAACGAGACGACATCCATGGGGAAGGATTCGGTCGCGGTCTTGCCGGTGGTCCACAGGAAGTGAAACCGGGACGAACCCAAGTTGCGAATAAGGATGTTGCCCTCGCCGCCACGGCCGCCGGATGCCTGCTTCTCGGTCATCAGAGCGTACACGTCGGGTACCGTCCGCACGATGGGCATGAAGCGCTCGCTCGACTTGCCAGAGGCCAGCATCTGCGACGGCATAAACATGCCGATCTTGGCCGGCGAGAACCGCATGGCCAGGTAGATCATGGCCAGCATTTCCATAACGGTGAAGCCCACCTGGGTGCACTTCATGATCACGTCGGTGCGGTTGAAGGCGTCCTCAATCGTGGCGGGGATGAGCTCGTAAATGAACCGCATCGCCGGGCGGTCGGACAGCGTGAATGGCCGGCCGTCAACCTTGAGCCCTTCGGCTTCCAGCCGCTCGCACCACTGCAGGAACGTCTCGCCGGGCTTGAGTGAGCGCTGCTCTTGGGTGAACTCGACGGCCACATCAAAGAACTCAGCACCAAACCGCTGGCGCTGCTCCAGCTCGGTACCCAGCGACGCGGCCAGGCGCGCCTCTTCGGGCAGGTGCGGATTGCAGAAGCTGTCGAATTGCCACACCGACCAGTCGGGGTCTGTCTGGCCGAGCCGGCACAGCCGGTAGAAGTCGTTGCGCTTGCCGAACGCCCCGGACAGGAACCATGCGTCGCCGTTGTAGACCTTCAGCATGGGGCGAAGCACGTCCTCCCACAGATTGAGCAGGCCCTCCACGAGCCGGGCGTCGTCCACCACGATCAGTCCGTATTGCTCGAACAGCTCTTGGGGCTTTTCCATGCTGTAGAAGTCAATGAACCCGCCGGACACCAGCTCCAGTCGGCGTGCATTTACGCGGCGCTTGATAAGCGGGTCGATGGCCCGCATCACCTGGCGGCGGGCCTCAATCATGGCGTCGTCGGTGGGTGAGAACCACGCCACCGGCTTCTTGCTGTTGAGCGCGCCCTTGGGGCTGGCAAGCAACACCTCGATGCCGAGCGTTGTCTTACCGAACTGCTCACCGGCGGCAACGGCGTTATACCGGCTGGCCCGCGCCAGCGCCTTCTGTTGCGCGGCGTGGGGGGTTGGGAGGGATATTTTTACTTTAGCCATGTGCCAATGATAAAGCCCGCGCGAGGCGGGCTGTTGCGGGGATGCGGAACGGTCAGTCGTTCATCAAGTGGCCGGAGTGGGTCACCCATGCGCGAGACTCCGCGTCGTCGCCTTTGTGGGCGTACTCGTAAGACGCCTCGCCGGTCTTGTTGTTCTTGCCGGACTTGCCGGTGAACGAGAAAGTCTTGCCTTCATGGTGGACCGTGTGGTCGCCCTTGCCATTGCTAGGAGGCTCGAACCCGCCAACGTGATGCGTGGAGCCATCGTCCTTCTTGGCGGACAGCTTCTCGCTGGACTTCGCCTGCATCGGCCACTTTTCAGAGCCGACATTTACGGTCTTGGTGGGAGCGGCAGAGCCGGTCTTCTGGTCGGCCTTTTTCACAGGCAGCGCCAGGCGGGGCTCCGGCTTGGAGGCAGGAGCTGCATCCGTAGGCTTTTCGTCACCCGGCCGCACATGCTTGTAACCATTTCTACCCATGCGCTGCGAGTCGGCGCCATTGACCACGACATGGTATCCGTGATCGGGGTGCGACATAACAAAAGCACCACCCTTGGAGGAAGCGGCCCTATTAGCGAACCTGTGAGCAGCGCCAGACGTCGAGAACGCTGCCACACCTGACCGAGACTTTGCACCAGCGGAGACAGCATGAGCCACGGCCGGGTGCACAGGATCGGCAGCCGCTGCAACCCGCTTGTCGTCATGCGCCTGCACCACAACGCCATCTTTGCGTGTGTAGGAATCGACGTGAGACTTCAGCAGATCAGCGCTGACGATAAGGATTTTTGACATGGTGGCTCCAGAATTCCCGACAGTATGCGGTCACGACGCGCGCTGCGGGCGACCGGTGTAGGGGGCTGTGGGCTGGAGGCGGGCGTGGACGTTCCAGAATTGGTTGTAAGCCGAGTGCAGATCGTCATCGCGCACCGAATTTTTGAAGTTTTCGTACTGAATGCCCATGATCTCAGCAGAGATAACCTCTGCAACACGGGCGCGAGGCAAAACAGCGCGAAACGCGTAGTCGGTATTGGTGGACTTAACCACCTTGCAACCAGGAAACACGGCCTCCAAGTCGCCGGGGCGACGAGCCCTGACAACTAACTCATTGGGCTTGCACCCCTTGTGCACGGCGCTGAAAAATCCACGGTTGGTACATATCCACATGAGAACACTCCTAAAAAATTGGTGATGCAATATTACATCAACAATTTTGCGGTGTGTCGCTCTTTCAAAACAATTTTTTACTTCCGGTCCACTTCGCCTGCGGCTGCGGCTCGGGCTTCTTGGGTGCCGGGCCAGCGCCAACAGCCTCAGCCACCGGGTGATCGGCGTGGCCATTCAAGAGCTCGTACAGGTTACCCTTGGGGCAGAGGTGCACGGCCTGTGTTTCCCAGCCTGCATCCGTGGGGTCGCCACCCACGCGCACGGCGCGGTACATGCGGGCCTTTGACGTGGTGCGGTCGAAGTCACCGATAAATCCGGTGATGCGAACGCGGAGCCCGACTTCCTCGAAGCACTCCTTCAGCGCATTCGCTTGCAGCGAGAGCCCCTTCTCCGCCGTGCCCTTGGGTAGCGTGGCGTGATACCCACCGAAGGCGTTTGTCGGCGCGCAGAGCCACACGCGGCCGTCCGGTTCTTCCACCACCACTCCAGCGCCAACGGACTTGCCCTGGGCCACGTGGAACGCGGGCTCTTCGAGGTCGTCATTTATTCCGTCGCAGTAATCCCACCCCTCGGCGGTAGTCGGCGCATCGCGCCAGCGGCGAAACGGCACGCCGTTCAACTCGCGGGGCACGTCGCCACCAGGCACGAACGTGGCCACGGCGTCGGGGTTGTCCCAAGTGGACTCGGCCGACGGATGGTGCGGGGCCTTGACCAGCACGGCCTCGCCCTTTTCGCCCGGCTTCGGATGATGGTGCGGTGGCAGCGGCTCGTGGCCGTTGCGGTCATACGGGCGGACGTAGTGCTCGCCACGCATGTGCCCCTTGACGTGGGCCTTGGCGAGATCGTCGCCGAACTCCAGTACGGCATCAGTCATTGCCAACCACCCCCGTCAACGCCATAGAAATCGACCGCACGGCCGCCACCAAGGTCTGCTCTGTTTCCTCTGCTGGCGCACCAGCGGACGCCTCGCGCAACAGGTCGTAGACCGAATGCACGAACACGGCGAATGCTTGGGCAACCAGCTGCACATCGTCCTCGTCCGGTACCAGCTCCCGCTCCATGCGATTGCGCAGGTGATCGGCCAGCTGCTTACCCGTCCAGTTGCGCACGGGCGCATAGGCGGGGTCCGCACCAGTGAACACCCCGGCGAGTTTCAGGCACTGCGCCCGGTCGGCTTCAGCGGCATCGCTTGGCGTGAGCACGCCGTGCCCCACCTCGTCAAACCGCGTGATTACCTCAGATGCGAAGCCGCGCACGATACGCTCGACCTCCCGAATGTCGCCCAGGAACGGGCGGCCATCGGTGGCGGCCTTCAGGGACTCAAGAAGGCCGGATGGGTCGGTGTGGCGGTCAAGTTTGTCGGTCATTTTTTATTCACTCGGTTGGCAGAATAACAGCTTCGATCACGTGGCTTGACGATTTGCCAAACCCGTCCGCATCGCCGTCCTTGCCTTTTACAGACAGGATCATAAGGCGAGTTCCAGGCGGCAGGATCATCTCATCCTCGCCGGAGTTCGAAGATAAAGCACCACCACCAGCAATCGAGTGGTGCCCGACCCATAAACCCTTCACGCCGGGGCCCACGTGTAGCTTCAGGTGCACGTTTCCGTGCCACGAAGACGGACGGATCGACGTGGACATGATCGCTGGCTCCTGAAGAATTTTCCCCGAGGACTTCAGCAGCTGATCAAGGTCACTGCCGTGCAGCGAAATCTTGCGCGACAGGACAGTGCCCGGTGCAATATCATGCCCCAGCGTTTTCAAAGCCTCTCCGGCAGCCTTTGCCGCGCCGCTGGGGTTGCCATCCCACAGCGAGCCATTCATGGCTTTATACGAGCTGCCAGTGTAACTCTTGACCGCCTGCTTTTGCGTGGCGGGCATTTTTGCAATCGCGGCTTGGGCCTGTTTGGCATAGGTCTGAGCAGAAAGCGCGCCCCCACCCTCTGCGTGCTTGATTTTTTCCGGCAGGCCCAAATCCGCCAGATTCACCGCCCCGGGCTCGCCGAGCACAATAAACTTGCCGAGCTTTTGCGCGACAGAGCTGGAAGCCGGACCAGTAAACGCGGGGTACGCAGCATTCAGCGAGTGCAGCGGGTGGCCACCGTCAAACCTGAACTTCTTGGGCGGGTTTAGCTGGTAGTTGATCTCGTTGACGGCCTGCTGGGCGTAGCCCTTCACGTGCTGGCTCGGGTGCTCCAGCACAGGCTTCTCGCCGGTGACATGGCCGGTGTCCTTGTCGTAGACCTTGGCCTTCAGGCCTTTGATGGCGTCCAGGTCGCCCGTCTTGGCGGCGGCGAAAACCGCCTGCACGGCTTCCTCGTTGGCTTTGTTGAGAAACTCCTTCGAGGACGGACCAGAGCTGCCATTGCCGCCCCAGTTGAGGAAGGACGGCGGCGCGCTAATGTCTTCGGGCTTGAAGACCGGGGCCTTCTTCTTCTTGACGGCTGCGGGAAACCGCTTCGCTAGGTCGGCTTTGCGGGCAATCAGCGTCTCGGCCAACTTCGTCTTGGCTGCGGCATCGCCGGGCCCGTACTGGTTGACCATGGCGCGAATGGCCACGTCGCTGATGGCCAGCACCTTTGCCGCGCTGGCGGTCAGGTCGGCCTTGGTCATGCCCTTGAAGACAGACGCGGCCTGCGGGTTTTTGCCCGCGTCCAGCAGGGTGTCGAGCTCGTCCACCTTGGAGCCAAAAGGCTTCTTCTCGCCTTGGGCGCGGTATTCGAGCGAGCCACCGGCATCCACGCGGTGGGCCTTGCCGTCGGGGCCAACCTGCAGGTTGTCGTAGCCGAGGCCGACCACGTCCCAGTTGCCCAGCCATGCGTCGACCGCGAAACCGGCCTGCGCGCCGTCAACCTTGGCAAGCGCGCCAGGAGTGGCGGCCTTTTTGATGTCCACCCACTTTGAGGCAATCCCGACCTTGCCGCCCTTGGTGACCAGCACAGCGTCCTGGCTGGACAAGCCCGCGAGGGCGTACAGCTTGGCCGCGAGCACTTCGGACTTGGCGGTGTCGGCGTCGGCAGGGAATTTGCAGTACCACTCCTGCCCGCTTTGGTCTTTGAACTTGCCGCCGGGGTTGGAGCCGCCCTGCCCGCCGGTTTGAGCCCATCCGTCCATGGGGAGCATGCCGCCAGCGGAGATGGGGGCGGAGGCAGCTGGGGCCGCGGGAGCTGACGGAGCTGCGGGAGCGGCGGGCTTCGCACCAACGCCACCCGTCATGGCGTCGATCAGCGCCTGAGCAACCTTTTTCGATGCGGGCTTTCCCTTCGATTCGTTGTCAATCCACGCCTGCAGGCCAGCAACATCACCGGCCACTGCCATCGCTTTGAATTTGTCCTTGTTCCCGGTTGCTGTTTTTGCGGCAACGGAGGCCATGATCTTGATTGCGTGGCCTGGCTTGAGGGCTTTGGTGGATGGCGCCTGCACGGTGGCTGGGGCTGCAGGCTGGTACGACGGGTCGAGCTTTTGCAGCGCCGCATCTGGCGGGATGGGGTATCCCATCGCCTTCATCTGGGGGAGAATTTCGGCGAGCGTTTCGCCCGGAATGGTGTCGGGCTCGGAGAACGAGCCATCCGTCACGCCAAATTCAAACCCGTCATCGCCGCCTCCGGCGAGGTAATAACCTTTCCCGTCTTTCTCAAATTCCAGCGATGGGTTGCCATCTAGGCCGGGATTGGATGCCGAGTGGGCCCACCCACCCATGCCGTCGTCCTGCTTGACCCAGTGCCCATTTTTGAACACCAGCATGCCGTCGGCGCCAGGCTTGGTGTCGCCTTCCTTGGGGCCCTGCTCCACGGTGGTGGGCGCGGCCTGGGAAGCCCGCTGAGGCTTCGTCCCAGCCAGCGCGTGCCCTTGCAGCTTGTGCGCTTTCTGCTGGGCTGCCTCCAAAGCGTCATCGTAGTCTTCGTCCGTTTGATTTTCTGCCGGCATACTCTCGTTCACGGCATCCATGAAGTATTCCATGGCGGCGTCCGGGTCGTGGTCCGTCAGCGCCTCGTAGGCCTCGGCCTGCGCCTTGGTTGGCACTTTCCCAGCGGAGATTGCGGCCTTCCACTCGCTGACGACGGGGTATGGGTCGGCGGCTGGCGGTGGCGGTACCGCAGACGCAGCCATCATCGACAAGGCGTGCGAGGCGGCGGTCTTGAGCGCGGGGTTTGCTGCGTTCTTTGCCAGCTGCTGCAGGGTCTCGGTTGAACCCGCTCCAATTGCATCCTTGAGCAGCTTGGACTCGGCGTCTGACAAGCCGTCCAGTGAGACGCCAGCGCCAGCCGGAGCGGGCTGCACAGGCACAGCAGCCGTCGCGCCCTCCACACCCAACCCAGCCAGGGCGGTCTGAGCCGTGAGCGCCTGCTTCTTGGCGTAGGTCTGCTTGGCTCCGGCCTTCGAGTCGATAAAGGCCTGCAGCCCGGCGGTGTCGCCAGCGAAGGCCATGGCCTCGATTTTTGCCAGCGCGGCGTTGTGGCTCTTGGCGTTGGTGTTTTCGGCGGGCAGCTTCAGCTTGAACCACGGGATGGATTGCAGGTTCTGCAGCTGCTGGGCGGAGAGTGCGCCAGGGGTGGTGGCGGCCGGCTTTTGAGCAAGCAACGACGAAATGTAATCTTTGACCGACTGCTTTAGCCCAGCCTCTGGCGACATCCACTCCTCAAGCTCCGACCACTCACCCTTGGAGGCGAGCTTGTCAAACATGGCCTTAGAGCTGGGCGTCATCACGAACGCGCCGCCCTGCGTTTTCCAGTGGCCGTCCTTGAGTACCATCGTGGAGCCGTTTGCCCCGGGTTTTGTGTCGCCCTCTTTCGGACCGGTGTCAGTCACCTGCACACCCATGGCGCCTGCCACAGCGGCCATGGCAGCGGCAGCGCCGTGCCAGCCTTTGTCGAGCGCCTGCTTATGCGCGACCTTGATGCCGTCGGCGTCGCCATTCATGGCGGAGTCGTGAGCCAGCTTTCCGGTTGGGGTAGACAGCGAAAAGCCCATCGCTCCATCACCGGGCAGGTCGGTGTGCGCGGCCTTTATTTCCTCGGGGGTCAGCTTTTTAACAGCCGACTCCACAAACGGCTTGGCCGTGCCTTTTTCGATAGCGGTATGCAGCGAGGACTTGGGGATTGCGACGGTATTCTTCTGGCCGGGCACCTTGGCGCCCAGCTTATTCAGGTAATACTGGTCCTCGTTTTGGTTGTAGACCACCCACTTGCCGGCGTTCATCTTCTCGTACTGGCTGGAGAACTCGAAGACGGTGCCGGTCGAAACATTTGCCTGCTTCTCAGCCAGAACCTTCTGCGCGTAGGCCACGATGTGCGGGTTGTGCGCGTTGTTGGCGATCACAGCCTCAAGCAAGTCATGCGACCCGGCGTCAATCGTGGCCTTGGTCTTGGGAGGGATTGGCGCAGAGGCGGCGGGCTCGGCTGGCTCCGCAGCCTTCGGTGCCAGGTGCTCAGGCAGTCCAGTCGGATGCGGGTCGGCGGGCTCGGCCACCTGGGCGGCGGCGTGGGTACCGGGTTTCTGGCCCGGGGTGACGGTGTGCGCAGAGCCGTGAAGACCAAGCAAGTGGTTGGCAATCTTCGCCAACTTCTGCCCATAGGTATTCGACCCAAACGACGCACCAACGATGGCCGTCACATCACCAGCGTCAGACCACGCGCGCAGCTTTTCCAGCGCCTTATTGAAAACGGGCGCGTTCACATTCGAGTCCGGCAGCTTCAGCGCGGACCATTGGTCGTCGGTAAAGTGCGCGGCGGCCTCGTGGTGCCCGGCAGACTTGGGATGCGCGGCGACCGGCGCGCCCTTGGGGGCTGGTGCGTCGTGGGTGATCTTCCGCCACCGGGGAGGGTTGCCGTAAAGAGCGTACCCACCCTTATGGGCAATCGAGGTGCCGGTGCCGGGTCCGGATTTCAGCAGCAGGATGAGACGCGGTGTGTTCATCCGCGCATTTTGAAGTCACGACGCGCGGCCGCGTCAGGCGACCGGCACGACCTTGCAGGTCTTCGCGCCGAACTGGACCTCCACGTCCACGGCGAACACGCCAGACAGGCGGATCGGCGCGCGCTTGATGGACAGCGACTCGGCGTGCGTGAGCATGTCCACCGACCACTCGTACTCGGGCATTTTTCGCGCCAGGCGCTTTGCCATCTTCATGGCCATGCCCTCGGTGGGGCGGATGGTGTAGATCATCCGGCGGCCGGGGTCTTGCGCGGGGAAGCCCGGGATTACCACGAGGATGGTCGGGTACTTCCGGGGAGGCTTCTTTTCCTTGGGCGGGGCGGCGGTTTCAGCCATGCGACCTCCCGAGGTTGTACCAGTGGGCGGCATTGGCCGAGACGTGACCGCCGCACCCCAGGCATCGCCACTTTGCGCTGATCCGGGCCGGGTCTTCGCACTCGAAGTCGTGGCGCGGGCACGTATTCAGCATGGCGTTGTTGGCCTTCACCTCGTCCCAGATTTCCTGCATGGCAGCGCGGCTCAAGCCGACGACCGAGCCCAGGTTGTCAAGGGAATCAGCCACGCAAACACTCCCGGAGCGCCCGGTGTGCGCCCTGAACTCGAACAACCAGCGCGAAAGCCACGCCAGCCAAGGCGCGGCGCACGCAGGTCGAATGACTTAGGATCATCGGGAGGGCCACATCACAGCACCACCCAGTCGATGGCCAGCATGTCAGACTGGCTAGCGAGCCAGCCCATCAGAATCTCGCCCGTTGCGGTCTTCATGGTGATGCAGGGCAGCACGGTGGCAAAACCGCCGTTTTCCTCGGCATAGGCGCGGTTGTTTTCGCTCCAGAAAGATGCCGCGGGGATGCTGCGGGCGAGAGTGAATGGACCGGAGGACGCGGGTGCAGACAGTGAAAGCCACATGCCCTTGCCATTCCAGCCAGCACGCGCAACGCGGTGGCCCGCCTTCAGGGCGCGGATCGCGTCGCCGAAGTCGAGCGAGCGAACAGCGCCATCCGCCGTCTCAACCAGCGTGTATCCGGACTCAAACGCGCCAGCTGGCGACCAGGACTGGTAGCCGTCCTCGTAGACGACGAGGTAGCCGCCAACGAGCAAGTCGGCATCACCCAGAACATCCGGGCAATGCTTAGCAACCCATGACGCCTGCACCTCGTGCGGGGCAAACCGCTCGTCCTCGAAGTGCAACTCGAAACCGCGCGGGTTCGGGATCACGGCCTTGATTTTCAGGGCCGACACCCGCTTGTGGGACTGGTAGCGCGGCAGGGCGCGCAGGAACGCTGCGCTCATACGGCACCCCCTGCAGCCAGTCGATCACGCAGGGCGTAGCCCATGAGGGGCCACAACTCAGAGCGGGCGTTGTCGATGGCCACCTGCTCACCGATCTCGGCGCGGTCGTTTTCAGGCGACACGCTGACGGACGGGCGGCCTGTGACGGCGTAACCGCTTCGAGTCGTGAGAACGGCCCAGCGCAGCACCTGGCCGCTCTGGCTGACGTGCTTCACGATCTCGGTGTGCACGATGTTTGCCGCCAGATCGGCTGGTGTGACGCGCGGAGCGGTCGCGCCAAGCGCCACGACGCGGGCCTCAATGGCCTGGTCGGCCGCGCTCATTGCACCACCTCGGGAGCCTTCACCATCCCGATGGACTCGCGGGCCTTGAGCACCTTGTCGGCGTCGGCCAGGCGGTTGATCATGTCCACAGCGGCAGGGTCGCCAGCAGCAGCGGCGGCCTCGACGGACTTGGACGCGCCAACCGTGTCGAACACGAACGTGCACTTGTGCTGGGTTCCACCAACGGGGAAGCTGGTGCCGTCCCACACGACGGGCAGGTCTTCGACGTGCTGCTCAACGGATGTGGACACGCCCATCAGCACCAGAGGCGGCAGGTCGGAGACGAACTCGCCGTCGCCCTTGTGAACGAAAAGCATGTTGCCGCCTGTGGGGCTGGCAACGACGATGGCGGCGTCTTTTGGAAGGGTGAATTTGAACACGGCGACTCCTGAAAAAATTGATGAGGGTTGATTCTACCCGTCAGAACGGCTGGCCGTCGTCCTCGTCGGGCGCGGGCTCGGTGAGGTCAGCCGGAGCGCGCACCTCGCCATCGCGGGGGAACGGCTCGCCGGTCACGGCGTGCACAGCCTTGCGGCCGGTCAGCATCTCCCAGCGGCGCACGGCCACGTCCACGAACTTGGGGTCCAGCTCTGAGACGCGGGCGATCAGGCCCATGCGGTCGGCGGCAATCATCGTGGTACCGGAACCCGAGAACCAGTCGATCACGACGTCGCCCGGGCGGCTGGACGGCTTCATCAGCTTCTCCCACAGGCCCACGGGTTTGGTGGTGGGGTGCAGCTCGGAGCGCGAAGGCTTGTCGTGGTAGATGACCGAGCCGGGCACTTCCTCGATGGTCGCCTGGCCGTCCACCACCAGCACGGTGTCGCCGACGGTGATGGCCCAGCGGCCGTCGTCCAGCTTTCGCACGGGGCCGGACTCGCCGTAATCGACCACGGTGGTGCGCTTGCGGCCGCCGTACCAACGGTGAGCGGCGCCGGGTTTCCACCCGTACAGGATGGGCTCGTGCTGCCACTGGTAGTCGGAGCGACCGAGCACCAAGGAATTCTTGCGCCAGATCAGGCAGCCGGACAGCTTGAAGCCGGTGGAGCGGAAGGCGTCGCGGAAGTTCAAGCCCTCGGTGTCGGCGTGGGCAACGTAGATCGGCGCGCCGGGCTTCATGACCGTGAACATGGTCGCGTACCACGAGCCCAGCATCCGCCGGAATTCGGCATCGGCCATGTTGTCGTTCTTGATCGACCCAGCCAGCTTGGACTCGTAGGCCACGTTGTAAGGCGGATCGGTGACGCACAGGTCGGCCATTTCGCCCTGCATGAGCTTGTCGATCAGGCCGGCATCGGAGCAGTCACCGCACAGGATGCGGTGGGGACCGCACACCCAAACGTCGCCCAAACGCGAGTGCGGCACGTCCGGCGTGGGTGGCACGGCATCGGGGTCGCCGCCACCCTCGGGAGGCTCAGGATCGACCATGCCCTCGAACAGCTTGGCCAGGTCTTCCTCGGCAAAGCCGGTGTACAGCTCGAGGTCGTAGCCAGCGGCGCGCAGGTCGTCGGTTTCGAGTTTCAGCATGTCAAGGTTCCAGGACGCGCCAGTTTCCGCGCTCCTGTTGTCCATGATCACGTAGGCTCGCCGGTCGATTTCCGACAGGTGGCTGATGTCGATGCACGGAACCCGCTCAAGCCCCAGCTTCTTTGCCGCCATCACGCGGCCATGTCCTGCGATGATCGTGCCGTCGGCAACGAGGCAGGGGTTGGTCCAGCCAAACCGCTCGATGCTGCCAGCGATTATTTCGATTTGAGCCGGACTGTGGTCCTTGGAATTTCGGGCGTATGGCAGCAAAGCCGCCACGGGAAGGAACTGAACCTTCATGTCTTCAGGCTGCTTGATGGGCGCGTTCATTTGCGATCTTTTTCAAAGTATTGACGGTCAGGAGTTGGCGGTAACGCAGGCGGATGGACATGAACCACCCCACCGTCTCCGGCGAAGCGCCCAGCTTTTCCATTTGCTTGGTCGATGACTCCACGAGCTTGTGGCACGGAGGACAAAGCGGGATGAGGTTCGATTTGTCGTTGGAGCCGCCAGCGCGACGCGGCAGGATGTGGTGCGTTTCCAGCCTGCCCGGGACTTGCCGCAGCAGCCACAGAATGGCGTCCGTTTGATAACCTCAGCACTTAAACGCCGCCACGCAGCACCCACCAAAGTTGGTGCCTTGACCTCCTTGCGCATCGAGGCCCAGTAGCACTCACGCCCGCAGAAGTTGGCCGACGAGTTGGTCTTGCCGCTCAAACGCCCGAGCTGGGCCACGAACGACTTGTCGCAGTGCTTGCAAACCCGCTCGACGGTCTTGGACTTGATGACGCAGTCGCGGGAGCAGTACGAGGCGGAGGCGTCCCGCACCCCCGAGGCAAACCGCGTGAACAGACCGCTGCACCCACAACACGTGAGCGTCAGCGTGCCACCACCGTGGTGCGCCATCAGAACTCACCGCCGTCGTTGGTACCGGGAGCAACGGCGGGCGCAGCAGCACCGCGCTCGACCACCACGACGGTCTGGCCGTCACCGGCACGCGCGTCGTGGTTGATGCCATAGGCACGGCACTCGCCGACCTGCACCAGCGTCAGGGTCTCGGCGGTGATCTTCGCCAACTTGGCGCGCTCGAAGCCGCCAGCGATGTCGCCCTTGCCTGCCTGCTGCAGAGCCTCGTAGGCGACCTTACGGGGAGCCGCCCATTCCTTGCGGTGGCGGTCCAGCACCTCGGCGCGGACATCGGCGGCGAACTCCTGCGCCACTTCGCGCGAGGCCTCAGAGGCGGCGACTTCATCGGAGAGAGGTTTTCCTAATTCGGACATGCGAACCTTAAATTTATTGGCAAGCTCGCCAGCGCGAGCGGAAAGCCCGGCAGCAGCCCGGGTGGCGACAACCCACTTGCCCTCGGACTTCCACGAGCGAACCAGCTTCGGGTCCACGCCCACAGCGGCCGCAACGGTGTCGACGGTTGCACCAGGCTGGCCCTCGAACAGCGCGCGGGCTGAGGCGCGGCGGCCGGCCATGTCCTCGACAAGTTTCTTTTTTACGGTCATGGGCGAATCCTGCCATCACGACCTGGAGCGCCCGCGTCGCGCCCTTGAGGCGGCCAGAACGGGCGAAACCCACGCCCAGCAAGGCCCGGCGGGCATGGGCTTGGTGACTTGCAATCATTTCGACAAGAAAAAGGCCCAGCGGTGGGGCTGGGCCAGTAGGGAGGAACAACGTCAGCGAGCAGAGCACCACCATCGCCAAGTGCCCCGACTGCGCCACAGCCAGCGGACGCCCCATACGGCAGCGTCCAGCAGCAGGAGCACAACAACCCCACCGGAAATGAGCAACGGGCCCGCCAGCAGCGCGAACAGCCACGGGCCCCCGATGATGATCAGGTAGGCCAGCAGCGACAGCCACAGCGTGACGGCGTACAGGCAGGCAATCAGGACGTGCACGGACAGAACCCCAGCGGCGACGGCCAATGGTAGGACGGCGGGCAGGTCCGGGCTCAGGGGAAGGCGGGAAAAGCCGTGATGGGCCGGGTCAACTCAGGGCCTCGCGCCAGCGGATGGGCCAGAGCACGGCGTACTCGAACGCCACGACGAGTAGCGAGACGGAAGCCAACAAGGCGGCAGCCCAGAGCGGCAAGCCGGAACGACGCGCCTCGTGAACGACGTAGTCGATGGATTGTTGGTGGCACAGCATCCGCGCCAAGGAGATGCCCGACACGGAGCAGCCGATAGCGACGTAGGCGAGAAGGAGGTCGGAGGCGGTCATGGGGCGGATTGTGACGTCACGCCCAGGTGGTCATGGTTCCCGCAGCACCCACAGGGCGGCCTTGCCCAGCGGGCCGGCGCGCAAACTGGCGCACAGGTGCCAAGCGGCCGCTGCCACGCGGGTACGGCGGGGTGGCGAAAGTCCGTACTCCGACGCGGCAGGCAGCATCATGCGCCGGCCACGACGGCGGCGGAACCACTCGCGGCCGTCAGGGGCCAGCCACGGGGCAGTCATCGCGGCACCACAGCCCGCTTGGCATTGCGAGCAGCCCGGCGACGGGCGGCGGACTCGATGCGGGCAAGGTCGTCCGCAACAGGGCGTGGGGCTGGTCGCGGCTGGGTGGGCCGGATGGGGGCGCCGAGAGCGCTCTGTGAGGCCAGCACGCCGAGAGCGGCTGCCAGTAACAGCGACGCGCGACCGGGTCTCACAGCCACCCCAAGAGGCCAGCTGCCACCAGCAACGTGACACACAGAAACACCGGAATCAGCGAAGCGACCCCGATCATGGAATCCAGATCGGACAGATCGTCAACAGCGGTAGACGGCGCCACGGGACGGGTCAGCAGCCAATACTCGCGACGCGGACGCATGCGGATCACCGGACCCACGGGAGCGGACCACGCGACCTCGGGCATGAACAGGTGGCAGGGCACGCGATCACCCACCAAAGCAGGCGCGTCGGGCTCCACGAGGTCGATGGGCAGGCCGTGCGACGCGGACACGCGGGGCGTGAGGCAGGCGCCGCTGCACTCGCCAACAGGGTAGCCGCAATGCGGCAGTTGGCACGATTGGTCGCGCAGGTTTTCAGGCATCAGGAATCTCCAGAGGAAGCAGCCGCAGCAGCGCGGCGGCGCTCCCACAAGCCAAGGATTGTCGCCTCAAGGCGACGTCGGTATTCGGGGCCAAACTCGGCCTCACGCCGCGCGAGGTGAGCGACGCGGGTGGGCTTGTCGGCCATTCGGAGAATCGAACGGGCCTCGACCTCGCGGTCGCGGGTTTCGGTTAACCAGCCGGGACACCACGTGCACACGGTCCGGCCGGTTAGCAGCACCACGGTGGGCGCGTCGGCGGCACCAAGCCGTTTGCAGCCATCGCAGCCGTCGCTCACGACTTACCCCGAGGACGAGGAAAGCAGGCGGACGGGGCAATGGTGAGGGGCAGGGCGTAATTCATGGCGTCGCAAAATTGATGCGGGAATTTTACCATGAGATCAGGCGGCGGCGTCCTCTTCGGGCCAGAGAATGCCGTGCGGGCAGACCTTGCGCCAGGCGCGTTGCCGGCAGTCGTAAGGCGCGACCGAGAACAGCGCGCACAACTTCTCGAAGTCGCGCCAGAGCAAGCCATCGAAGCCGTCGGTCCGCACAAAAAACGGGAGCTGCTCGGGCAGCATGTCGGAGGAGTCGTCCACGATGGCGTACCGCTCAACGCCAGGATGCCGGGCAAGCCAGTCGGCGATCTCGTCGCCGCGGCAACCACCCAGCGACGGCGTGCGGTCCACCACGGGCAGGTCCAGCCCAGCGGCCACGGACGCGAAGCCGTGAATGATGCGCCAGGACGACGACAGCACCACGGAAACGCCACCAACCCGGCAAAGCCCACGCACCAGGCCAAGCGCGGCATGGTCAACCAAGGCCATGCCCTCGGCCGAGAAGTCGTGAGGAAAGCCACCCAGGCCAATGCAGGTCCGGTGCGAGTTCAACACGCCGTCGATGTCGAGGAACAACACGCGGGTCGCGGTGACCGGCACGGAAGCGGGAGCGGTGGAATCACGCATCAAAAATACCTTTTTGCGCCCTATGTGCGCCCAGAGAAAACGGCCAACGAACAAAACCCAATGAAATCAACGGGTTACGCATGGTTGCGCACTGATTTGGAATCATTCGGCCTAGGATTCTCCCCAGCAACGGCAATGATTTGCGAGGGTAGCGTGGGCGTCGGGTTGGGGTTGGGCGCGCACCGCACACCAACATCAACCTCGCCGCCTTTGCCCTTCAGCCTAAGACCGCAAGAGCATAGCACGTCGGGCGCAGCACCCACGGCCTCAACCCCGCAATTTGAGCACACGTAGCGCCTCGCGTCGGCTCCTGGCGCCATGGCGGACAGCAGGCGGCCAAAGCAGTGTCGGCACACATGCGGCTCTAGGCGAAACCCCACGTCTGGCGCGGGCGCGCGCGTTTTTTTTGAAATAGGGGACAGATTGGAACCGCGCAGTTCCGACGCACGCACATTACTCAAAGTCATAAGCCAACCACTCCTAAACGCCCCAAACCCATCACAACCCGCCGCGTCGAATCCCGCAGCAGCTCCACCACCAGCTCGTCCATCCCAGCCGTCAGCTCACGCACCAGAACCCGGACCTCGCCACCCACCGCGTACACCAGTCGCCGTTTCGCCAGCACCGGGTGCAACTTCGGAAACTGCCCCTTGGCATTCTTCCCCTTCACCCACTCGTACTCGCGGTTTTTACACCCCACGCACACATTCCCCCCGATCAACCGCAGGTCAGTCCGGTGACACCGCGAGCAAATCGACACCCCACGCAGCCGGTGATAGCTCGCATCCCCCACGCCCGAGTGCCCAGCCCCAACCGAGCAAGTCCGGCACCGGAACAACCGCTCCGGCACACGCTCCGCCGAATTCGCCTCGGTCCACATCCCCACACACGACGCAACGCGAATGCTCGCGCTCAACCGGTCACACCGAAACATCGGCTGGCCCGGCATCAGCGCGGACTCGAAGTAATGCACCCCAGCCACACGGACCGAGCCAGGCTCAGGGCAGGAAGCACGGGAAGCGGAAGCGGCAACAGGCATGGCAACGACCCGGTAATTTTGATGCCCGGAATTATGCCACCCCTACGGTCACGACAGAGCGACAAGCCGTGTATTGGCGGGAAAACAACAAAGGAACTCAGGTGGCAGCCAGTTCCCCTCCGGTTCCCTTTTTGGTTCCCTCTCTTTTCCCTTTATTTATCAAGACTTAACCAGAATAGTAGTAGTAGAGGGAACCAAGGGAACCGATATAGATACCCCCATAGAGAGAGTATTTGCATTTTTACAACAAACTGAAATATTTATTGCACTTTGTTGTTCAATCTCTCGTTCACTTATACAATACCTTTTCCACCCCGGTTCCCGGTGCCTTTGGTTCCCCGACCGGCCTAAACCCTTTACTTATCAACGGAATCATGCAGGAACCAAAACAGAAACCAATGGCACAAGAGGTGCCCGAAAAAGACCCAATCGCCTTCGCAAACGACATCTGCGCGCCCGTTTTGGCGCTCAAGGACGGGCAGTCGGTTAACATTCCCCACCCAGACCTAGTGACCAAGTCGGTGCTCAGGCGGTGGCTTCCGGCGATTAAATACCGCCGAATAACCATCGAGGCCGCGCCAAACGGGAGCACCGTGACCTTTCACGCGAAGAAAGTGGCGACTTCAAAACCGGTTGGCAGGCCGAAAAAAGACGACTCGATCAGGGCTCGGCTGCTTGAAATATCCGTTGGAGCCACCGCGATATGGCGGGACGTGAACCCCGTCAGCCTTTCCTCACAGGCCAGCACGCTGCGCAAAAACGGGGTCGCATCCTTCCGTATCACGTATTCAGACCAGTCGCCACCAAGCGCCAAAGTCGAGCGGATCGACGGCCTTGCCGTCACCGACGGTTATGGGCGCACCGTCCTGATTGACAAGCTGGCGGAGCGCAGCCTGTACCCATTCCGCACCATGCAGCCAGGCGACCGGTTCACCGCGCTGATGGCGCTCCACACCGGCATGGCCAACATGCGGGCGACTTGCTCCAAGTTCGGAAAGCTCTGCGGCTACGTTTTCACATGCGAAGCAAACAAGGACGGAAGCATCACGGTCGAGTGCCAATACCGCAAAGACGCTGACGTTACAGAGGCGGACATTTCAAAAGTCAACAACAGGAAAACCAAGCCACCACAACTGATAACACTGATTTGGTAGGTGTGAAATCGGGCGCCAGTTCCCCGCCCGGTTCCCCCATCGGTTCCCTTGCAAATAAAGTGAATAAAACCAACCTGCCGCAAAATTGTTGCAGTACAATTCAAGCATCACAACAGCAACGGACCCGGGCCAACCGGGCAAGACGATGACCCGCACCGACACCCTCGCAGCCATCCGCGTAGCCGGATACCACAACGACCAGCGCGCCCGGGTGCGCCTGATGGTCGAGAACCGCGTCAGCCGAGAAGCCGCCGACAAGGCATGGGTCACCGGCCAGGTCCAGAAGCGCCAGGGCATGCCCTGCGGATTCTTCGCCTGCAAGGAAGCCTTCCACGCCAACGTGCGCAAGCAAGAGCGCCTGCTCAACGCCGGATGCCTGACCACATGGGACGCCGCCACCGGCCGCACCACATGGACCGTCGCCGGGCAGGTCGTCGGCCACTCGGTCGGCCAGGTCGGCGCCACCACCGCATACATCAACCAACCAGCAGAATGAACATGACCACCACCACCACCACCACCACCCCCCTCGAATGGTCCGCCCTCTGGGGCGCCATGGACGCAGCCCCCACAGAGTGGATCGAAACCACTCGCGACATGTACTGGCAGATGCTCGAGTGCCTGCCACCCCGAGCCCAGCGTCGCGGCGCGTTTTTGGTCGGCGAGGCCAAGACCCACAACGACCAAGGCCAAGCCGTCCACGCCTGCTTTGATGAGCGTGCCGACGGCCGCGTGTTTGCCCGCCACCTGACCGTGGCTGAGTTTTTCAAGGAGATTACATGACCACCACCACCCTCACCCACCGCGTCCGCACCTCCTGCGACAAGTTCCAAATCAAGCACATGGGCCGCTGGTTCAACGTCGTCGCCCGCTTCCCCGACACCAAGGAAGGCACCAAGGAATCCAACGACTACATGATTACCAACCCGAACACGGGCTTGCTGACCATCGCCGACGGCTGGATCAACATCGCCGACATGGCCGACGCGGGAGTGGCGGCATGATCCAACGACGCGGATTTCTTGGAGCAATGCTGGCGCTCGTGGCAGCTCCAAGTCTAGCTGGCCACCAACCAACGAGACTGGCTCGAGCCATTGCGCCTAGACGTTACTTGTCAGTTCTTGACTTTGGTGCCGACCCGACGGGACGCGATGATAGTAGTGCCGCGTTTCAGCGAGCCATAGACGCAGCTGGTTCCAGAGATGTTGTGCGTGTCCCGATTGGAACGTATCGCGTCCAGCCATCTATAGGCGGTGCAGCATGACCACCGCCCGCCACCTCACCTGCTGCGTCTGCGGCAGCGCCGCCGGTCGCTGGCAACAGCACTGGAACCGCGACATAGGCTACGGCATATGCCAGCCATGTGCGACCGAGCAAACCGGCAAAGAGACGCCCGAACGCATGGAGTCGCTGTACGGAAAGCCGGGCGTGAACTACGAGGCGCCAGTCGCACCATGAGCCGCCTCGCCCACGCCACAGCCGCCGCGCCAGGTCTTGAGGCTGAGCGCCGCGACCTCGACGCAACCGTCCAATGGGAGGTGCGTCGCGCAAAAGTCATCCAAGCCGACACGCACTGCAGCTGGGACGAGGCCCTGCGTCTTGCCCGCAAGGATGTCAGCATCACCCAGTTCTACACCGACCGCACCAACGGCTGCCACGCAGCAAAAGCACCATGACCACACAAAAAAGCTATTTCCAAGAATACGAAGCCATGATCAAACACAACAAACTCAACCAGCCATGCAGCACTTTTGAACTATTCCTGAACATGGTCGGCGACTTTCTGGCAGCCCTTGGGCTTGTAGCCTCCGTTGCACTTTTCGGCCTGTATTACGGTGGGTTTTTCCACTGGGCGGCAAAGAGTTTGCCAGACAACGCGATTTTGCAATTCTTTTTTGGAGCGTGAGACATGACCATCAAAACAATCACAGACCGCGAGCAGCAGCCACAAAAACAACTAGCCCTCGCGCAACAACTTGCCCAGTTGAATGGCGAGATTGCCGCTGAACTGAAGGCCGAGCGCGACACCCTGCGCCAGCAACTAGCCGAAGCGCAGGCGCTGATTGAGGCCAGCCGGAAGCAGGAGCCTGTGGCGACGGTAGGCCATGAACTTCGCCCATGGGAGAAGGCCGTACTCGCCCCGCCACACCCAGGAGATTTCGGAATCCCGAAGGAGCACTGGGAAGCCGCGCAGCATTACGCAAATTTCTGGCACCTGAACCGACTAGATGCTGTCCGCGTGAAGCAAGAAGCCGCGCAGCCAGTACAAGTGCCGCTGACGGCTGAGCGGATAGTTTCAGCCTGCTACTCATTCCGCCATGACTTTGGACTGTTGCCACAAGAAACACGCGATTCACTTACCCGAACCGCAACAGACTGGGCTCAAGCATTCGGCATCGGAGGAGGACAATGACCCGCCCCGACTCCCCCTGCATCGCCATCTGCGACACGCTCTACCAACCTACCCACTGCTCAGGCTGCGGCCGCACAATCCAAGAGGTCGCCAACTGGGTCATCCTCAGCGAAGCCGAAAAGGACGCGGTGTGGCAGCGCATCGAGACAGAAGGCACCGCCAAGCGGTTCACCACATACCGGGAGCGAGTATGACCACAGCCGTCCCCTACGCCGCGTTTTTCCTCGGCTTCCCCGTCGTCATCACCGCACCAGGCCAGTACGTCACCCGGTCGGGCGAGGTGGTCGAGGTGGACGACGACAGCAGCTACCACTGGAAACGCGGCCGGTACCAGTGCGGCACAGTCGAGACATGGCACCGCAGCGGCCGCATTTTTTCAGGCACCGAGACGGCCAACGACATCGTGCGAGTGAGTAACCACAAAGATTAGTCATGAATACACGTCGCAACAATTTTGCGGCATAATAAAAGCATCCCAACCACACCACGCGACACCATGAACCTCCAAGCCCACATCATCAGCACGCTCGGCAAGCGACTGCACAGCATCAAGATTGTGACCCCATCGCTAGGCCTCGACCGCGTCACCATCTCCCTGGCTGAGCAAGAAGCCCGCGACTGGGCCCGAACCCACGGTCACAAAGTGGTCAGCGACATCGTCAGCCAGGGCGAATACCGCGCATGGGTCGAGCCCATCCCTGCCGGTCGCCTGCGCACCATGGCGCAACTCGGTCGCGGGGTGGCGGCATGAACCTCGGTACCCCAGCGCCAACCCGCGACGTGACGCGCATCGATAAAGCCCGCGTCACCACGCTCCACGAGTGCAACGCCTACGTCGGCCACGCGACCGGCGTCCTGCTGGCCGGTGGCGTCGAGTGCATCGTCATCACAGCCACGCGCGAAGACGCGCAGGCCTTCATGGATGCCAACTTCACCACCCCGGGAGACGCCCGGTTTTCAGCCCCAGTCGCCATGGTCCAGCGCAAGGACGTGGCCATCAAGCCAATCGAAACTTGAACGCCGCGAAGTACCAGCCAACAAAACGTGGCCTGACTGCAAATTTATCAAGTAATTTTGAGGTATTTGTGGATGCAGCAAAATTATTGCAGTAGAATCAAAGCATCTTAACAAGGAGCAACCATGACCGACCGAACCACCCTCGCCCTCGCCGCCTGCGCGGGGCTCACCGATACCGAACTCGCCGAGCGCGGAGCCCAAGGCTTCAAGAAGATGCGCGACCGCAAGCGCCAGTACGCCAACGCCGCCCGCATGCTGGCGAAAGGCATGGAGCTGGCCGAGGCGAAGATCGCCGACCTTCAGAAGCAGCTGGACGCCGCGAAAAAGCAGATCGCCACGCTGGAGCAGCTCGACGCACCAGTGACCGACACCACGCAGGCCGCCGACATGCTGACAGCCATCGCGGGAAAGAATGGTGCGGCATGATCATCCTGCGCATTGACGAAAACTCAATCGACCTGAAAGACCTGAACGAAACGATTGTGGCCACCAACGCCATGATCGCGCGCCTACGCGGCCATCAAGCCGTGCAGGACACCCTGCTCGGCGAAGCCCTGAGCGTGCTGAAAACCATCGAGCCCGAGTGCAGCAGCGAGGCCGAGCTTTTGGATGACCTGAAAACCAGAATCGCCAACGCTTTGAGCAGCCACATCATCAATTAACGCAACCCGCCCGGAGCCAACCGGGCACCAAAACCATGAAACTCAAGCACCTCACCATCATCGCAGCCATTCTCGTCAGCGCCACGGCGCATGCGCAGAACCGAAACCTCCACGTCGAAACCCCAGAGGGGCGGCTCATTCTGCAGCCCAAGCCGTGCCAAAAAGGCGGCAAGGAGGCCACGTTTATCGAAAACCGCGACAACGGCGGCGGCGGCTACGGCTGCTGGTACCTTTGGAACGACCACGTCTACGTCGTGTGGAACACCTTTGTGGGCGCGAACGGCAGCATGCTCCGAACCGACGCCATCATGACGTACCCAGCGCCACCAGAGCTGCGTCGTTGATTGAAAGCCGGCCACGACATGAAACTCAACCTACAAGCCAGACTGGTCGCTGCGGTCGCCCAGTTCAAAGCCTCCACCGACATCCGCTACTACCTCAACGGCGTCTACGTCGAACCACGCCCCCAAGGCGGTGCCGTGATCGTCGCCGCCAACGACCACGCCATGGGCGTATGGCTGGATGAAACCGGCGAGATCGAGCGCCCAACCATCCTGCGCATCGGCGCGAAGCTCCAAGCCGCGTGCCGGGGGTCTGACATCAAGCGCCTGACCATTATCGACAACCGGCTGGCCGTGCTCGGGCAGAAGGTGAAGGGCGGACTCAAGGACATGGAGCTGTACATCCAGCCCGAGCCAGGCGATTGGGAGATGCCCGGCAAATTCCCAGACTGGGCCAACGTCGTCCGCGTCATTGACGGCCCGCCCAGCCTGCACTCAGCACTCAACCCCGAGTACATCGCCATGATGGACAGCGCCATCAGCATCGGCATCGGCGACAAGTTTAAGAACATCACCGTGCGCCAAGAGGCGCCACACTCGGGCATAGTGTTCACGACATCAGCCACGCCGAACTTTTTCGGCGTCATTATGCCCTTGCGCGACCACGACGCCCCGTTCCCCGCATGGGTCAAACCCATGCTGACCCGGCGCGAAATGGAGCGCCGCGCGAAGGCTGCGCCCCTGCCCGTCCACGAGCCCAGCGACGCCGGGCCGAAGGATAGTGACGAGGCTGGATGGATTCGCGTGCGTCGGCAGGAGCAAGCATGAGCGATCTGGAATGCCCATACTGCGGAGCCGATCAAAAGGTCAACCACGACGACGGCGCGGGCTACGACGAAAACCGCCGACATGAGCAGGAATGCCGCGATTGCGGAAAAACCTACGTCTTCGACACAGCGATCAGCTTTACCTACACGCCAAAAAGGGCCGATTGCCTGAATGGTAGCGAGCACCAGCTCAAATTCCGCAAGTCATGGCCACACCAGTATTCCCGCATGGTTTGCCGAGATTGCGACTACGAGCGCCAAGCCACCGAAACCGAACTCTCCACTAACGCCGCACCAGCGGCCAGCACGACATGAAACTCACCACCAAACCCACCACGATGCTGCTCATCGAAGACTTGATGCGGCGACCCCACAACCTCGACCCGATCCGCGTCATCGCCGAGAACTTCGAGCTCGGCAGGGGTCGCATCATCATCACCTGCTACGACGCCGCATGGGTCGGGTACTGGACGGCCATGGGCGGCAAGACAGTGGAGCATTTCTTTATCGACTGCGGCGCCGAATACCTTGCCGCCAACCTTGGCAGCGCGTCATCGCTTAGCCGGAGCAATAACAACCGCACCTACCTGATCCGCGTCATTCGCGCGGTGCAGGACGCGCTCATCGAATCCTCCAATTCCTAAACCATTACCACCATGAACTTCGACAACGACGAACACGACCGCGCCGAGCTGGCTGCCGATGACCGAGCTGTGCGACGATACAACGCCAGGCTCGGTGCAAACCCCGACTGCCGCGACCCAGACCACCCAGGGTGCGAGCACTGCGAGCCCCTCGAAGACTAACAAACCCGCTGAATTTATTGCGGAAAACCACACACAATAAAATTATTGCAGTAGAATCGGGGCTGGGAATTGCCCCGATTTACATTAAAAAACCATGAAAACCAAAATGCTTAAACGAGCCCGCCATCTCTTCTGCCACGCCTACGTGCCAACCAGCACCGCCCGCCACAACATGCGCCAGTGGGTGCGCAGTATTCGCCAGCTCGGCGACCGCTGGTTGCTTGCAAAAAACGTTCGCCGCTCCGCTTAATTCACCACCAAACCATCATGATTAAAAACGCTCACGTCTTCCGCGCCGACATTCCAAACGATCTGGTCGCGCTCCACAACCACCTGTCCGAGCGCTCGTTTGCCGAGCCGCTCAGCAACCAGACCCAGAGCCACGGCTTCGTGCCGCCATTCGGCCAGGGCTGCACGCTCGTCGGCTCCTACCTGGGGGGCATGGCCTTCAGCCTGCGCGTGGACACAAAGGTCATGCCAGCCAGCGCGATCAACGCCGAAACAAAGAAGCGCGTCGCGCTTCGCCTGCAGCAAACCGGCCAGGAACGCCTAAGCAAAACCGAGAGCGCCGACATCAAGGACATGGTGCGCTCCGAGTTTTGCGCCAAAGCCATCGTCACCACGGCGGTGATCAACGCCTTCTACGACACCGAGTCCCGGTTCTTGGTGGTGGCTACCGCCAGCCAGCGCATGGCCGATCTGGTCACCAGCGCCTTGGTACACGCCGTCGGCAGCATGAAGACCGAGACGATCAACGTCAGTAGCGTCAAGATGGGCCTCACCACCCGCCTGACCGCGTGGCTGCCCTGTGACGACACCGAGGGCGACATGGATGCCTTCGGCGAATTCAGCCCGACCGGCGAAGTCGCCATGTCCAACCCAGAGCGCCATAAGCTGACCGTCAAGGCAGACACGCTGGCCGCCGCCACGGACGCACTGCTCGAAGCCATCAAGCGCCAGTACAGCGTCACGTCGATCCGGCTGGCTCACGGCTGCTGCGCCTTCCGCCTGACCTCAGACTTCCACCTGCGCGGCATCGACATCCCGCGCGAGGAAGACCCGGTGGGCAACGAATGGGAGCACGAAGCCGCGTGGGAGATGACCAACGTCGTTGCGGTCATGAACGACCTCTGCGCCATGTTTGCATACGAGGCACCCGAGGAAGGCGGTGAGGCATGACCAGGACCGTCGCCGATCTGGTGCGCGACAAGGCGCTGAGACTCGTAGGCTTCGCGTTCAGCGTTGGCCTGAACGTCACCATCACACGCGAGCCCTGCCACCCGCTGGCAATGGGCAACGTCCGCAACGTGATTGACGTGTGGCCGCTGCGCCAGCTGGCCGAGCCAATCAACCGGACCCATGACGTCCAGCACCTGCCGCCCGACGACACGGAAGGCGGTGCAGCATGATGACTTGCCCACCCTGCAACCAAAACTGCAACCAGGGCCGCACTTGCCCGAGATTGCGAACAACCGCCCCAGCGGAGCTTGCCCACAAAGAGGCGGCATTTATGGCCGAATGCGCGCCTGGATTCACCCGCGAAACAAACGGGCTGCCATCCCCAATCCCGCGCCCAATCAGCGACCGCGAGTGGGCGGCCCTGCCAGCCAACCTGCGCGAAGGCTGCACGGTGCACGTGCCGGGGGTGGGTGACCTATGAACCCACCAACAAAACCAGGCCAACGCTGCCGTGTCATCGGCGGCCGCATGGCCTTCAACGGCGAGGGCAAGGGGCCCAACCAAGGGAAAGAGGTCATCACGGTGTTCATGCACGACGAGAAAGCGGGCGCGGAGCTGGAGAACGTCTGGCGCTGCCGGGCGGCCAGCGGGCACGTGCTCCAGACTTACTACGGGGCAGGCGATGAGGCCGACTTCTTGGAGTGCTGGCTGGAAGTTGTCGAGCCACCCAAACCAGAAGCCATATCCACCGCCGCAGAGAAGGACATCACCGCATAACGGGGTGACACCACACCGCAAACAAAACAGCCGCCCGTAGGCGGCTTTTTCAATGGGCGTGAGCCCAATGGTCAGATCGGGAGCTCGTCGTCGTCCAGCACCAATGACAGCGGCACGGTGATGACCTTGCTATTGGTGCCGGCATACTTCCGGGTCCGGTTTCCATAGTTGGTCGCACCAGGCAGCCGCGACAGCTGGCCGCGAAGGTCGGTCACGTAGGCTGTGTCCTTGACCAGCGCATTCAAGTTGGTCGAGCGAACACCGAACAGGATGGCCTTGTCCTCGATCATTATCCCGTTGCGGCGGAGGATATCCATGCACAGCGGAACACCTATCACCGTCGAGCTGACCTGGTGACCAACCGCCTCGGACAGAATCTCGTGCACGGTCACGTCTGAGTTTGCCACACGAATCTTGGCCTCCATGATAGCGGCCAGAGCCTTCTCGGGGTCGCCGGGACCGCCGGACACGTCGGTGTGGTCAGTCCAGTCGTAGCTGTTGATCATTGCCAGCGCTTCGGCGTCGCTGGCGACCTTACTGGATGTGAGTGACCACGTCCCAGCCAGCAGAGTGCCGTACTGGTCGCCTTGGCGCTGAGTACCAAAGCGAGTCGCGGCCACCCGGCAAAACACATCGACGTTGGCAATGACGGTAGGCAGAAGCATCAGTCCGCGGGCCAGAATGCGAGCCGGCCAGGTGCCGTCGCGCTTGATCTTGTGCAGAGCCTCCTCCAACTGCTTCCACTGGTCGTCCGACCCGCCGGACTTAGCTGGCGGGCGAAGCACCAACGGCGTGATGCGGGACTGGTCGGAATCCTTGTCCAACATGGTGTTGATGGACGCGACGCAGAACATCGAGCGGATGTGGAACCGCATGGAATCGCCGGAAACCGTGCCCTTGGCAGTTTGGTGCGCGCCCTCGGATGACGATTGGCGCATGAGCATCATGATGGACTTCATGCGCTTGCGGTCGGCCTCGTCGTTGGGCTCGAACTCGTCAATCAGCGCGGGAACCGCGTCGGCCCGCAGAGTTTGCCGGATGCCGGGCTCGGTGGAGTCACCCTGAAACGGCTCGGAGATGCCGGACAACAGCGCCTCCACATAGTCACTCTGAATGGTGGACTTGCCAGAGCCGGCCGACCCGGTGATCCAGACGTGCGGCCGCCAGCTCAGAGCGCCACCAACCGGGCTCAAGAACACCCAGCCCGCCAGCAGAGCCGCAGAGCCAGGCCGCGTCCAACGGGCCATCTTAGCCACGTCGAGTAGGTGCTTGCCATCTTCATCGGACAGCGGCGTCTCAGCAGGTGGAGTCATGGTCCGCGACATGGGGTAGACCCAGCGAGACTCAATGTCGGTGATGTCCGTTTTCACGCCATCCACGGACAGGTAGTCGCCGTGGTGAAACACCGCCCGGCCATTGTCGCGCCATGCGCCACGTCCGCGCACATTCCGGGGGTCGTACACGCCGCGCTTGTGCGCAATCGCCATGATCCACTCGAAGGCTTGCACCTTGTTGATGCCGCCCTTTTGGCCGGCGAAGTGCATCTCCCACCAATTCGTTGGCGCCAGCTCCGCCAGCCCCATGTCGCTGAAGTCTTGCCGCGAGCGGTGGACCACCATCCGCTTGGCGCGGTGGAAAAAATAGTAGTAGTCGCCGTCATATCCCAAGATTGCGAAGTGCCCGTGGTCGAGCAGGGACTCGTCCTCGCCTTCAATAGCCGGGATTGCTGGCTGAACATCAGCCTCGGCCTCGGGCGCGCTCTCGCCCTCCCACGGCAGCACATCATCATCCGGTGGCACGGGCGCAGGCGCCAAGGCAGCGCCAATGACGCTGGCCACAGCCTCCAAGCCCTCGGAGTGCTGCAGGTCGTTGAAGTCGCCAGACGGCGGCACAGCCACCAAGCCACCGACGGCATCGGCAGCCTTACGCGCAGCTGTCACGCCAGGATTGCCTGCCGTCTCGGTGTCATTGTCCGCGGCGAACAAGATGATGGCGTCAGGCTTTGATGCGCGAACACGCTCAGCCACGCGCAGCAGATTGGAAGTGTCGAAGCACACCAGCACCAAGTGGCCGGTCGCAGCGTGCACGCTGGCACACGTGGCGTAGCCTTCGCCGAGCACGTAGACCACGCGGCCTTCGTGCTGCTGTGGTTTGCCGATGGCGAAGAAGTTGCCAGCCTTGGCTGCGTCTTTGAAGTAGCGCTTCTTGCCGCCTTCTTCCGGGTCGATGCCTTGAAGGCTCCAGAGCTGGCCCTTGTTGTCTTTGATGGGGATCAGCAGTGATTGGGTGGTGACGACGAACATCTCGCCGGTATCCGGGTCAACGCGCTCCCATGGACCAATGCGCAGGCCATACGAGGCAACACCCTTGCGGACGAGATACGGATGGGTGTCGCACGGAGTCGCTGCGTCCCAGATTTGCTTGGCGCGAACCGCGCGCTCCGCGTGAATCGCCGCATCTTCGGCTGCAGCCTGTGCCGCACGCTCGGCAGCACGGGCTCGGTCGGCGTCAATTTCTGCCTTGGACCGTTTCTTGTTGGTACCAGCATCCACCCAGCCCGACGCTTTCGCGTCAAAGAACAGGCTGGCAATAGTCAGCTTGCCAGCAGACTTGATGGACTTCCACACCGACTTGGCCGCGCCAGCGCTGTAGGTGTCGCACTGCGACCCCCACTGGTCCCAGATTTCAAACCCGTCGCTGTCAGGAAACTCGCTCTTGATGCAGGTGGCTGCGCGCACCCAAACTTCACGGCTGGCCGGATTGAGAAAACTAAGCGCTGATCGAACACGCTCAATACTTGTGGCGTCATGCATAGACGCCCCTGGTGACTGATGTTGTATTCAAAACCGCACTCCCCACGGAATCCTCCCCGAAAAATAAAGGTGGGCGGCGCGCACGGGGGGAGGACCATGCGCGCCTTTTCAACCGGTAGCTAACCGGCGTAGCCCAAAACAATTGTGGCTGCACGGCGACCGAGTCGCTGACGTGAAGCCGGTAATTTGTGTGAAGGCAGCATCTTACAGCGGATCGGGGCTACTTCCGCGCCGCCATGCTGCAATAATTTCAGACGCCTGCTCCGGCGAGCTGGCAAACCCAGCAATTCCACCAGCGCGGTGCATCTGCTGCACGAAGTTGATCTGCGCGTCGCGCTTGCGACCGCCGCCGCTGGCCTTGGTTTCAATGCCGGTGAACACAGGCACGGTGCGCCCGACCATTTCCGGCGTGATGACCACAGGGGTCCAGCCGATCAAATCGGGTGTGCCAACCAAAGGGTCGCCGTTGGGGAGCGAGAAACCGAGCGCCACGGGGCGACTGCCAGGCGGTAGGACCATGGAGCCGTCAGGGAGCCGTCGGGCCTCCCCGTGGCATACCCATGCCTTGCCGGTGTTGATGCGGAACAGGCGGCTGACCGGCCCAAGGGCCAGCCAGACCTGGCGCATGACGGTGTTTTCCGAGGTCACGGCACGCCCTCGGGCCAAGGGTGAACCTCGGTCGGGGGTTGGATGGTAACGGCGTCGGCCTGCGCCAGCACCTCGATCAGCTTTTGCAGGTGATGCGCGGCCTTCTTGATGTCTTGGTCGCCACCTTTGGCCCGCTCGCGTGCCAGGTAGGCGATGGCGACACCTTTCTGGTAGCCGCGATACTCTTCTGGCGTGAGCCAGTGCTTCAGGACGTCCCATGGTTGGAAGTCGCCCATGTCTTTGTAGTGGGTGCCCCCAACTTGGGTTTCAGATGCGGTCATGGCGATCACCACCAGATGCGGCAAGGGGCAAACGGTATGTCGTCATCCATTGCCCCGAAGCCGCCGCCTGACGGAGCAGGAGCCTGACGCTGCTGCGGTGCCTGCTGACGCTGAGCCGGAGCAGCCGGCGCGCCAGCACCATCAGGCCGTGCCCCCAGCAGCTGGAAGTCTTGCCCACGCACCTCCGTGGTGGTCTTCTCGTTGCCGTCCTTGTCGGTGTACTTGCGCACCGAAAACTCGCCGTTGGCACGCATCTGGCTGCCCTTCTTGGCGTACTGACCAATCAGCTCGGCAGTCTTCCCAAAGAACGAGAACGGCACCCAGGTGGTCTGCTCCTTCATCTCGCCTGAGTTTTTGTCTTTCCACTTTTTGCCAACAGCCAGCGAGATGTTCACCGCGGCGTCGCCGTTGGGCATGTAGCGCACCTCGGGGTCGCGCCCGAGGCGGCCAATGACCACAACCATATTCAAATCAGCCATAAAGAATACCCTTTCTATAACTCACGGTTAGAAGGCCCGTGATTTGCCTGAATTCTTGCGCTGGCGCGCGTTCCACAAATGAGCAGCCCAGCCCCGGGAGTATCCGCGCTGAGCCGCGATCTTCTCCAGCTCTTCCAACGTCTTCGCTCCTGCCACCTCAAATCGCTTCTGGTTCTTCAAAGCCGCCTCCATTTCCGGGGTAATCTCGGCAAGTTCGCCGTCCACGTGCTCGGGCCCCTTGCGGATGCGACCGGGGATGGCGTGCCCACAGTTGGGGCAGACATGCTCCTGGCCAGCGGGCCGGTCCTTGGGGTCGAAGACCGAGTAGCACTGGGGGCACTGCGTAAGGTCGATCTTGGTCTCTTCGTCCTTCTTCTTGCCCTTCTTCTTCTTGATGCCGTCCAAGTCCCACTCGCGCTCGGCGTCGGCGAAGCCGTGCTTCTGCCAGAGCCCGCAGTGGTCGATCACAAAGCACTTGCGACCCTTGGGGCCGGCATCAATTGCCGCGAAGCGCTGCTCCTTGGTGTCCAGCGGCATGCCGGGCGCGAAGATGGGGCGCAGGCCGCGCCCGATGGTCTGCAGGTAGGACGACAGGCTCATGGTCAGCCGAAGCAGGATGACGGCACCAATGGCTGGGCAGTCCACGCCCTCGACCAAGAGCATGGCGAAGGTGATCAGCTTCAGGCGGCCATCAGACAGCATCTTCAAAGCCCGGTCGCGTTCCTCGCTGGTGTTTTCGCCGGACAGCGCAATTGCTGGAATGCCGGCGGCGTTGAACTCGTCGGCCACGTGCCTGGCGTGCGCCACGTTGGTACACCACGCCACAGCGGGAACGCCGGGGCAGATTTTGTTGTATTCGGCGATGGCGCTGCCGGTGATGACGGGCTTGTCCATCACCTCGGCCATGGCGTCGGCGTCGTAGTCGCCGCCGATCTTCTTCACGCCCGACAAGTCAATCTGCTGTTTCGAGGCGAACACGGCGGGTTTGACGAGGTAGCCTTGGTCGATCAGCTCCTTGATGCTGATACCCTGCACCATGGTGTCGAAGCTTCCACCGGCATGGCGCCCCAGACCCTTGCCGTCCAAGCGCACCGGGGAACCCGTCACACCCAGCACGCGAGCCTCTGGCCATGCCGCGAGCACGTCCATGTAGGACTTGGCAGCGCTGAGGTGGCACTCGTCGATGACGATGAGGTCGAAGCCCACGCCCACCGCCTTCATTTTTTCGATGCGGCGCACCAGCGTCTGCACGCTGGCCACCTGCACCAGTCGGCGGGCGTTGGGCGTGAACCCGGCCATGATGATGCCGTGCTGCACACCGTTGTCGTCCAGCTTTCGGCTGGCCTGTTTGATGAGCTGGTCGCGGTGCGCCAGGATGAGCACGCGTGAGCCCTTCGCGGCTGCCGACTTGGCGATGTAGCTGAACACCACGGTCTTGCCGGCACCGGTTGCAGCCACCAGGAGCACGGCCTTGTGCCCGTTGCGGTACTCGATGCGGACCTTGTCCACGAAGTCATGCTGGTAGTCGCGCAGGCTAACGGTCGGCGCAGGCGCTGCAGGCCGAGCCACCGGTGTAGGTATTGGAGCTGCTGCATTGAGGGCTGCAGCCAATCGCCCGGGTTGAATGGAATCGTTCATGAAGTAAAGCGCGGCATCAGGAAAAGTCCGCGTTCAATAAGAGTGGAAGATCAGGACGGCTGCTCAGCCCCATCAAGGACGACGACACGCATCCCCAGCTCGACGGCCACCTTGTGCTCCAGGCGTGCACCGCGCGAGGCAGTCCAGCCCGGAAGCAAAGCGATGGTGTCGCAAGTCAGCAGCTGCGCCATGGCCATACGCATGTACGCCGCCCATGTGCCGCACTCAGGGGTTGGATTCTCGGCTGGGTTTTCGACGTGCAAACCATTTGCCCGAAGGCTTGCTGCGGCCTTGTGGAAAGCCGGGTAGTTAAAGTCGGGCAAATTTGACATCGGCCCAGCCAGATACGTGCGGTCCATCAGGCACCCGCAACGGCCGCAGCCTTCTCGGCCTCCAAGCGCGCCACCTCGGCCTCCAGCTCGTCAACCTTGCTGACAGACTGGGGCGCGCGATAGCGCCAGCGTTCGACCGTGGCGCGGGCGATGCCTGTTTTTTTGCAAATTTGCGTAAAATTGCTTCCCGCAGATTTTGCTCGGGACTCAATGGACGTTAGTCGATTCTGTAGCTCTTGAGAGAAAGTGGTCATGGATAGCTCCGTAAAAGTTGCGAAGTGTACAACATTGTTGGATGTTACTCGTAATTTTTACTGCAAACTCTTTGTATTGATAAGATGTCTGACATGGACATCATTACACGACGAGACGCCAAAGCAGCTGGCTACAAAAGGTTCTTTACCGGAGTTCCGTGCCTGCGAGAGCACATAGAGGAGCGGCTCACAAGCAACGGGGCATGCCTCGCTTGCGTGCGTGAGTTACAGAACAAGCGGTACGCCAGCAATCCAGAGGCGGTCAGAGCTGCGCGGTACGCATGGATCACCGCGAACAAAGACAGGCACCTCAAGAACCATCGAGACGGGGCAAAAGCGCGGTATTGGGCCAACCCTGAAAAGCACCGCGCCAAATTGCGCGGACGCAGAGCCGAGAACCCAGAGAAGTGGCGAGCGCGCGACAAAGAATACAGGTCCGACCCAATTCGAGGTCTTGCGCACACCGCCCGCGTGCTCACGGGTGGAGCCATGAGGCGCGCCGGATATGGCAAGACGACGAAAACAGCAGCCCTTCTTGGGTGCTCGTTTGAGTTCTTGCTAACCCACATCGAGCGCCAGTTCCTGCGTGGCATGACGTGGGCCAACCGAAGCCTCTGGCACATCGACCATATCTTGCCAATCGCATCAGCAAAGACCGAGGCCGAGGCCAAGAGCTTATGCCACTTCACAAACCTCCGCCCAATGTGGGCGCGAGACAACCAGTCGAAGAAAGACAAGATTACTCACCTGCTGTGAATCAGAATTCTCAAGAATCATGCAACACGTCGGCTGCATGCCGCAAAAATGTTTTAGAATAAAGCCGTGACGCAGCGGGAAAACCCGGTAATTTCAGGGTTTGTACGTTGCGGACTACTGACAGATTGTTTCAAAATTTTTGAGAAAGGTGATTCATGACACAAGCAGCACAGCATCTCTACCCGGACGAGGATGGAGTCCTTCAGCCACACCCAGTCGGACTGGTAGAGTGCACCAACGACGAGTACCACCGGGGGCCAGGCATCAGTAAGAGCCACCTCGATGCCATCGCCAACGCGAGCCCGCGCCACTACTGGCACCGCTATTTGAATCCCGACCGCGAGCGCCAGGAGCCAACCGCCGCCATGATCATGGGCACAGCGGTGCACTCCGCAGTATTGGAGCCCGACCTCTTCACCAAAGAGGTGATCGAGTCGCCGGACTTCGACCGCCGCACCAAGGTGGGCAAGGCCGAATACGAAGCCTTCCAACAGGCGAACAAGGGACGGATCGTCCTCGCCCCCGAAGACTTCGCCACCTGCCTAGCCATACGCGACGCGGTGCACATGCACCCGGTGGCTGCGGGGCTGCTCCAAGGCGGACGCGCAGAGCAATCGTTCTACGCGGTGGACAAGGAAACCGGCGAGCTCATCAAGTGCCGCACCGACTACATGCACGACAGCGGCGCGATGATTGTCGACCTAAAAACAACCGAGGACGCCAGCCCCAACGGGTTCGGCAAGTCGGCGGCGAACTTCCGGTACCCGATTCAGACCGCCTGGTACAACGGCGTGCTGGATGCCGCATTCGGTGAGCACCCCGAGACGTGGGTGTTCCTCGCGGTCGAGAAGAAGCCACCCTACGCGGTCGGCATTTACTTCATGGAGCCCGACACACTGGCCCGCGCTGAGATCGCGGCGCGCCGGGACTTCCTGCGCATCGTCGAGCACCGCCGGTCGGGCGACTGGCCGGATTATGGTGCCACGCCCATGCCGCTGGCCCTGCCCGGCTGGAGCAAGCTGTAATTATTCCACTCACAAACTGAACCACCATGAAAATCTCCCACATCAAAATCCAGAACATCCTCGGCATCGACCACCTCGAATTCAGCCCCGAGGGCTTCACGCAGATCACCGGGCCCAACGGTCAGGGCAAGACCAGCGTGCTCGAAGCCATCAAAGCCGCCACAGGGCAAGGCCATGATGCCACCCTGCTGCGCAAAGGCGCCGACAAGGGCGAGGTGGTGCTCGTCTTGGACGACGGCACCGAAATCCAGCAGCGCGTCACCGCCAGCCGCACGACCCGCGATGTGGTGCGCGACGGCAAGAAGGTCACGAAGCCGGGCGACGCCATCAAGGCGCTGACCGACGCGCTGAGCGTGAACCCGGTCGAGTTCCTGACGGCGCGCCCCAAGGACCGCGTGCAGGTGCTGCTGGAGAGCATGCCCATCGAACTGGACGCTGCCAGGCTGTCCCAGGTCTCCGGCCTGCCCGTCACGCCCACTGCTGGCGCCCACGCACTGGCCATCATCGATCACGTGCGCCAGCAGGTCTACGAGGACCGCACTGGTACCAACCGGGCGGTGAAGGAGAAGGACGCGACCATCAACCAGCTGCGCATCGCCATGCCCGACGCGCCCGGCGGTGTCGAGGGGGACGAAGACAGCCTGCGAGCTCAGGTGCAGGCAGCCAAGGACACGATGCACGTCGAGCACCATCGTATCGACGCGAAGCTGACCGGTGTGCGCGCCGAGAGCGCAGCGCGCCTGCAGAAACTCAAGGACGACGCCCGCGCCAAGATCGACGCCATCAACGCCGAACTGTCTGCAGCCATCGAAGCCGAGCGCGCATCGCTGGCCGACATCGAAGCCAAGGCAGCCCGCGTGCGCCAAAAGGCAACCGACACGGCCACAGCCACCGCCCAGCCGCTGCAAGCCGCCGTGGCGGCCATCGCAGCCAACCGCGACGCGGCAGCCAAGCGCAAGGCCACCGCCGACACCATCGCCATGATGGGCACCGAGTTGGCCGACCTGCAGGCCGACGCGGCGCGCCAGACCAAGGCGCTGGACGACATCGATGCCTACAAGGCCGAGCTGCTGGCCAACCTGCCCATCCACGACTTGGAGGTGATCGACGGCGAGGTCTACCGCAAGGGCGTGCCATTCGACCGCCTGAACACCGCACAGCGCGTCGGCATTGCCTTCGAGATTGCCAAGCTGCGCGCAGGCGAACTGAAAGCGGTGTGCCTCGACGGATGCGAGCTGCTGGACGAAGAACACCTGAAAGAACTGGAGCGAAATGCCGACGAAAGCGGCATCCAAGTCTTCATCACGCGGGTGACTGGAAAAGAATTTGCGGTAGAAACCAAGTAATCGCGTGAATTTGCGTTAAAATTAGTGCGTCATAACCGCCCCTCGGGGGCTTCAACCCGGAGAAACCATGAGTCAAGAACTTGTCACACAATCACACATGCCCGCGCCATTTGCGCAGGGACGCTCACTCGCCGCCAGCGTCAACGCCGGTGCCGTCAGCGTAGAGCAGGAACGCGCAGTCGCGGAAGCCCAGGGTCAGCTCACGCTGGCTAAGCGCTTTCCCCGCGACCTGACAGCCGCTCACTCCGAGCTGATGACCGCCTGCAAGTCGCATGCGTTCGCAGCAGTCGCCTTCTACTCCAAGCCCCAGGGCGGCGGTACCGTCACCGGCCCCAGCATCCGCATGGCCGAAGAAGTGGCCCGCGTCGTCGGGAACTTTCAATATGGACACCGCGAGCTGAGCCGCGACGGCAAGAAGTCCGAGGTCGAGGTGTTCGCTTGGGACATGGAGAAAAACAACTACAACAAGCGCCAGCTGACGATCATGCACGTGCGCGACACCCGCGATGGCCCAAAGCCGCTGCGTGACCAAGCCGATATCGACATGAAGATCAGCAACGTCGCCAGCAAGCAGGTGCGCGGGCTTATCTTGGCCATGATGCCAAAGTGGCTGGTCGAAGACGCGGTGCAGGAGTGCAAGAAGACACTGGCCGGCACCAATGACGAGCCGCTGGAAGTCCGCGTCCGCAAGATGACTCAGGCCTTCGCCAAGTACGGCGTGACCACCGAGCACTTGGAAAAGCGTCTGGGGCACAAGCTGGACGCGATGCTGCTGGACGAGCTGGTCGAGATGATGGGCATCTTCAACGCGCTGCGCGAAGGCGAGCCAGCATCGGACTACTTCGGCGCCCAGGAAGCCGCAGAGGCCGTGGCCAACACCGCCGAGGCCATCAAAGCCACGGCAGCAGCCGCGCCACGCAAGGCGGCCGCCGCGAAGCCCGCACCAGAGCCGACCCCTGCCGCAGTGCAGCAAGAAAGCAAGCCAGTGACAAAACCGAGCAATCCGGTGAAAGAGAATCCACCGGCAGCGCCCGTACAGGAGCAGCCTGAAGAAGATAACGGGGGCGATGTTTTCTAATGAACACGGTACGGTTTCTGAGCGCGCAAGAAGTCTCGGATCGCTACGACGGCAAGATCAGCGTGCGAACGCTGGCCAACTGGCGAAACCTCGGCTCTGGCCCACCCTATTCAAAAATCGGCGGAAAAGTGCTGTACCCATCAGAGAGGCTGGTGGAATGGGAACAGCGCAACACAGTCAAATCCACCAGCGAATACTCAAGAGGTAACAAACCATGAAGAAATCAGAATTGGCCAAGGCCATCGCGGAAAAAGCAGGCATCACCAACGTCAAGGCGAACGAGTGCCTCGAAGCTCTTGCTACGATCACCGGTGAACAGCTGGCAGCTGGACTGGAGATGACCCTCCCCGGCATCGGAAAGTTCAGCACCACGATGCGCGCCGAGCGCCCAGGTCGCAACGTGAGGACCGGCGAGAGCATCACCATCAAGGCGTCGACCGGGGTGAAGTTCAAAGTCGCGTCATCCCTCAAGGACGCGGTTCAATAAAAAAACGGGGCCTTCGGGCCCCGGTTCATTCTCGGGAGGTGTATGAGTTGGAGTCCCCAGCAAGACCAAGCCATCAAGGCGGTCAAAGATTGGCTCGCTGACAAGCGTAGCCCCCAAATTTTCCGCCTGTTCGGTTACGCCGGATCAGGCAAGACAACCCTCGCAAAGCACATGGCTGAGGATGTAGACGGTGAGGTGCTGTACATGGCATTTACCGGAAAAGCGGCGTTGGTTTTACGCAAGAAGGGCTGCGTCGGCGCCAGCACCATCCACAGCGCCATCTACAAGCCAGAGGAAGACCCTGTCACCGGGCACATGGAGTTCAAGCTGAACCCCGACAGCCCAGTAGCCACGGCCGGGCTGGTGGTGGTGGACGAGGTGTCGATGGTTGGCGAAGACCTCGCCCGCGACCTGCTCTCCTTTGGCTCCAAGGTGCTGGTGCTCGGCGACCCCGCTCAGCTCCCGCCGGTCAAAGGCGAGGGGTTCTTTATCAACGCGCAACCCGACGTGATGCTCACCGAGGTACACCGCCAGGCAGCGGAGAACCCGATCATTCGTATGAGCATGGATGTGCGCGAGGGCCGCGGATTGGCTCCAGGAGCCTACGGCACCAGTCAGGTCATCCTGCGCGCAGAAATCGACCGCGACCAACTGCGGGACATGGTGATGGCCGCCGACCAGCTCCTGTGCGGTATGAACAAGACGCGCCAGACTTTCAACAACCGCATCCGCGAGCTTGGAGGGCGCATCGGTAGCCCGGCGCCGCAGATGCCGGTGGTTGGCGACCGGCTGGTGTGCCTGAAGAACAACCGCATCAAGGGCCTGTTCAACGGCGGACTATGGGACGTGGACAAGGTGGTCCGGCGACCAGGCCGCACCGACATGCTGGTGTCGTCGGTGGATGAGCCCGGTACCATACCGGTGGATATCGAGGTGCCAGATCAGTTCTTTCTGGGTACCGAAAAGGACATGGACTGGCGCGAGCGCAAGCGGGCGGACGAGTTCACGTATGGCTACGCGCTGACGGTGCACAAGTCGCAAGGTTCACAATGGGACAACGTGCTCGTGTACGACGAGTCCAGCATCTTCAGAGATGACGCCGCGAAGCATTTGTATACCGCCGTGACCCGGGCTGCGGAAAGGGTGACGGTGATCATGTGACCACCCAAGACAAATCCTACATCGCCGCAAAACCCGGCCAGGTCTACTGGCGCCACGAGAAGTGCCCACACCGCAGCTCCAAGGTGCTGCTGCTGACCGTCGGCGGCATCTGCGTCACCGGCAGCTGGTATGGAGACGTGGGCCAGTATTTTCTGGCGTGGTCACCCATGCCGAAAACGGGAGAGCCGCCGCCAGACATCCGCAGCGCCTCGCTGTGGGAGCGCATCAAGTACGCCGTCAGGCTGGTGGCGGGGTGGGCGTGAAGCGCACCGATTGGTACAGGCCGGAGCAGGTGCCAGCCAGACGCGGCTGGTACGAGCGCGACCACCGCCGGGTACCGTACCAGAACCGGAAAGACCGGCGAATCAGCCTCGACCTCTGGGAGCCGGTGCGCGACCGGCGAAGCATCCTGTACCCGGGCGTGTGGTACGTCCAGGGCGAGCCGTACTGGTACACGCAACCGCTCACCGGGCGGCGCGTGCTGTCGGACAACATCAACGACGCCAGCTACCAGAACCTGCCGTGGCGGGGGGTTGTGGGGCCCCGGGAGTGAAGTTGGTGGGCGCTGTAGGGCTCGAACCTACGACCCGCTGATTACGTACCGCTACGGTTTCCACCGCCCCCGAAGGGTTTGCAGTCTGGACTATCCCTTCGCCATGGCCCGAAGGCTGTAGGCGGGTGCCGTCTAGTCTCTACACCTTCCCCTTGCGGGGCTTGGCTCGGGATTGCCACCAGCCGAACTGTGAGGGTTCCCCGACTTTGACACCTGTTCACCGACCGGTTTCCCGAGCGGGCTCCTAATACGTCCAGAGTCAGCTGCTCTACCAACTGAGCTAAGCGCCCAACTTCACTCCAACACGGGCCGAAGCCCTGCGCCCTATTAGCGCCCTTACCAGTCGACCGCAACCAAAAAACCCAGCAATCTCAAGCAAAAATATCGCTGGACTTAGTGTTTAAGAGTGTCGAAAATCAAGCATCCCGCAAATACACGGAGATGCCAAAAAGCACGCGATTTCAACCGATTACCCGAATCCACTTATCACGCAATCACCCATACATTCCCCGCACATCCCGGCGATTTGCGCCCTACTAGCGCCCTCAATTCTGGGGCGCGGCGCACGCCGGGAGAAAAGGGCGCAAGAGGACAACATGCCAAAACTCACCAAAACTACCATCGACAACCTCAAGCCAGCCACCACCGAACAGTGGGTCTGGTGCTCCGAACTCCCCGGCTTTGGAGTGCGCTGCCAGCCCAGCGGCAACAAGACCTACATCGCCCGCTACCGCACCCAGGACGGCACCCAGCGCAAACAGAAGATCGCCCGCACCTGCGACATGCCGCCGGACAAAGCCCGCGACCTGGCGCGCAAGGTCTTCGCTGCCGTAGCCGAAGGCAAAGACCCCAAGCAGGATCAGCGCGACGCCAAAGCCGCTCCAACGGTGGCCGAAATGTCGGCGCGCTACATGAAAGAGCACGCCGAGCCCTTCAAGAAAGACGCCAGCGTGCGCAGCGACGCCAACAACTGGCGCCTCCACATCCTGCCCGCCATGGGCAGCAAGAAAGTCCGCGCCATCACCAAGGCCGACGTGCTGAGCCTCATGGGCAAGATGACCGACAAGCCAGCGGCCGCCAATCAGGTCGTGGCCCTGCTCAGCAAGTCCTTCAACCTTGCCGAAGACTGGGGGTGGCGCGACGCCAACAGCAACCCATGCCGGCGCATCAAAAAGTACAAGATCGCCGAGAAAGAGCTAATCCTCAGCCCCACCGAAATCGGCGTGCTCGACAAGGCCATGACCGACATGGTGGGCGGCGGAACCCTGCGCCCCGAGTTTGCCTCCTTCATTCGCCTGCTGATGCTCACCGGCTGCCGAAAGAGCGAAGTCATGCTGGCGCGCTGCGAGTGGATCGACTTGGAGCGCGGCCTCCTGCTGCTGCCCGACTCCAAGGTCGGCCAGCGCAAGATCGCCATGTCACCAGCGGCCATCCAGATTGCCAAGGCGCTCATCGCCAACGGCGGCGAATGGCTCATCCCCGGGCGGCGCGTCGGCAAGCCACTCCAGACACCGTACAAAGTCTGGAAAGCCGTGAAGGAAGCCGCGGGCCTGCCCGTTGAGCTGCGCCTTCACGACCTGCGGCACAGCGCCGGGTCACTGGCACACATGGCAGGCGCCAGCCAGAAGCAGGTGGCCACCATGCTCGGCCACAGCCAGCTCAGCACCACCGAGCGATACCTGCACGGCATGACCGGCGACGCAGCCGCCACAGCAGCCAAGATCGGCGAAGTGATTACCAAGGCGTGGGCGACGCAGGCGTGACGTGACAATAACAACGGCCCCAATCCGGGGCCGTTATCACATTGAGCAAAAAATGAGTTTGGAAGACAAAGCGCAGGAATACGAAGCCAAGGAATGGGAGGCGAGAAACGCGCCGCGGCCGCAGCTTCCCACATACGCCCCAGGCGACCCGGGGTATGGGCCAAAGGAATGCTACCAGTGCGACGGAGTCGTGCACCCCGTGCGTCGCGCCAACGGCTGGCGGCTGTGCACAGCCTGCCAATCCGCCCGCGAAATCGTCACCGCCCGGCTGGCACGTTAACGGCATCCACCGCCTGCTGGTGGCGGTCTTGGCACTCGCGGTACATCCGCGCCGTATTCACGCCCCAGCGCAGCACAGAACCAGCGGTCCCGTCCACGGGCTCGCTCAGATCAGGGCACGGCTGTCGCAGGTTTGCCGGTATCACCGGCACCGCCGTGGATGGCGTCCGAAAGGACGCGCAGCCCTGAAGCGTCAAGACAAACATTGCGGTACACAGGCCGCTCCACAATCCGGTCCACCGTTTCGGTGATAGTCTGATACACGACACGCTCGCGCTCCTTAAAAACTTCATGCGTGGCGGCAGCAGTGTCGGCCTTGCGGGCACGCAGACGCACCAACTCGGCGGCATCCTCTATCCGCGCCAGCTCGGCAGAATCTCGCCGCCAGCCCTGCGCAGTCCAGCCCGAGCCGAAGGCCACGGCAGCAGCCACAGCCCCGACAATCAGGTGAGACTGGAACGGGATCACGCCAGTGCCCGGTCAGCGGCCTGAGTGACCTCGGCGCGGTGCTCGATACCCACGGTGCCGCCATTCACGCGGCGCGTGACCTTCACGATGTTGTCCATGATGGAGTCCGGCAGGTTGCCCTCCCACCACGCCACGGATGCGCGCAAGGCAAACTCAGGCTGCGCCAGTAGGTCGGGGTTGCCTGTCAGGTCCGCGCCAATCGCGCGACCCACGGACGTGTAATTGTCCCGGCCAGTGACCTGGAGCAGTCCGCGCCCGCGGAAGCGGTATCCGTCGCCGTGCTGCATGTTGCCCATGCGGCCGCTGTAGACGTGGTTTGCCAGGCCTTCGGGGTTGCGCACGTAAGGAGCCGCGTCGGCCGGCGTTGGGAACCGGCGGGGCCACACCGCGCACAGGCGCGAGGCGCTGGTGTACGTCAGGCCTTCCTCGACGCGCTCCAGCATGCCGGACTCGTGGAGCACCTGGCCGAGAAAATCGCCCAGCTCGGAAGCGCCAGCACTGAATGAATCGTCCGTGATGACGCGAGAAAATACAGGGGCCCATCGGGCAGCCGTGGCGCGCTTAACGCCGCAGCGCGTGAGAACTTCAGTCCACTGGGCGGGAGTCTTGGAAATCGTCATCGGGGTTCTCGCGGAAGGCAAACGGCACACCGTGGTGCCAATGGAAAGCCGTCACGGCCTGCAGAGCCAGGATCGCAAACAGCATGAAAATCGAGTCAGGCGTCGCCCGCCAATCCGGGACGATGATGGGTGCGAAAAGCGAGAAGACCACAGCTGCCGTCAGCAAGTAGAAGGCCAAAAGTATCGGCAGCTTCGTGTTGGCATCCGTTTTGACGGCCCTGCAAAACTGAGAGTAAAGCAGAGCCAGTGACAAGGCGATATGAAGGTCTGTGAGGCTCATTTCTGGTCCCCGGAAGCTGCGCCGCCAATACCGCGGGCCATTGCGGCCAGCCCTTGCTTAAGCGCGTTAAATACGGTCGACCACCCATTGCCCAGCGCTCCAATCGCAAACGCTACAACGGCCATGCCGTGGATCGCAGGGAAGCCGTAACTGGTCTCAAGGTGCCAGGCGGTCGGGACGGTTAGGATCAGCGCCGCCGTGATGATGCGGAACAGAAAGAAGGCGCCGCCAATCTTGGTGGTGCCGTGCATCGTTGACAGAGGCCACATCGCACCCAGCATGGAACCCATGACAATGACCACGTAAGGCCCAGCGAGGGGCCCGAGGAATGCGGTCAGCAAGACAATGAGCGTGACGCCGCTGGTGGAAGTTGGTTCTGCCATTTTTTCGTATCGTTTCGGTGTGACTGAGGCAGATTCTTGCGTCACGACGACCGCGCGTCAGGCCTTGATGATGTAGTTAAGGATGATGGTCGGCTGCAGGTTCGTGTGCGACTGCCCACCACCGGTGTTGTCGATGGTCAGCGAGTGGCTGTGCGAGCCCTGAGAGTCGGTGGCGACGCCCGCAGAGTTGGTGATGCCGGTCTGCGCCACGTCCGTCGTTTTGATCGATCCGACGGACTGGTTGCCCGTGAAGTTCACGCCAGTCGAGTGTGTGTGCGCACCCCCGCTGGCTGCGGTACCGGTGTGGCTGTGCGCTGGAACGTGGTTCGTCCCAAGGGCCACAATATGGGTGCCGCTCTTGTCGCCCAGGGTCGCGCCATCCACCACGCCAAAGCGGATCGACGTGCTGCCGGTGCTGGTGCTGTTTACGGACAGAGTAACCTGCGTGGCGCTGTCGATGCTGTTGATGACGGCGCTGGCGCCGATGCCAGTGCCAAATGCCTTCATGCCGACAGCCAGGCCAGAGGTCGAAGACAGCCCGGTGATCACGCCGGAGCTGGTGGACGCCTTTGTCCCGGTTAGCGTGACGTTGAGCACGCCGGCGCCGGAGCCACCCATGTCGTCTTTACCGCCGACCACGCGGCCGCGCATGTCCGGGAGAGTGAACGTGGTGCTGCCATCGCCCACCCCGTAGGTCGTGCCAATCACGCCAAACAGGGTGGCGTATGTGGTCCGGCTGACGGTCTGACCGGCGCACAACAACCAATCAGTGGGTGCAGTCGCTCCAGCGAACGGGAGAATGGAACCAGCAGGCGCAAGGCCGCCAGCGACTGAGGCAATTAGCGATAAGTTTCTGGCAAAGCTCATAAAACTCCAATGATGCGGTTAAACACCGCGCAAAATCAGTACAACCAGCGCCGAAAGCGCAGTTTGTCCGTGGTCGAGGCTCCAACGGTCAGGACAACCGAGACGCCGCTGCTTGCCGTGAAGTCGTCGCCTTCGCCGAAAAGCATGGAGCCATTCAGGTACACATCAATCTTGCCGACGGTGTACCCACCGGTGATCGTGAAAAGCGTCTGCCCGTTACTGCCCGGCACCACGACCTCATCGGAGAACAGCGCACCGACAGCAGCCTTGGCGCGGGCGGTCGTGAAATACAGGTTCGTTGAGCCTTCGGTGACCTCATCCGTTGAACCGGGTGAGCCGACGATTTCCACGTAGGCCGAGCCGCCCCAGCGATACTGGGCGTTGTCGTTCAGCGTGATGTAAACCTTGCCGGACTCGCCGGTCTCAGGCAGGGCTGCAAAGTTTGCGGCCTCGATCACGTCATCCACAAAGGACGGGAGCTGCGCCGATGGCACCTTGCCACCAACCAGGTCAGCCTTAAGCGGCAGCGCTTGGTCTTGGGCGCGCATGGCGGCATCCACGCTCTTCAGAGCCTCGCGCAGCCGCGCCACGTCATCCTTCATGACGTTGTTCTGGTTTGGCAGTGCCAGGTTGTAGTGCGTGGTTCTGTCGTTGATTATTGGCATTTACAGCTCCGGGTTACAGGACAAACACCCGCAGGTCGCGCACAACAGGACGGAAGGCCGTGCCACCAGACAGCACCAGCTTGATCTGTACTGCGGTCTCATTGATGCCGGTGGCCGAGTGGACAAACTCAACAAAGCCATCGTCCACGTTGCGGGTCGTGGGTGCGGTGATCTCCGCCCAGACGTCGCCGCCGTCGATGCCCTTCCAGTAAGCCTGCACAGTGGCGCCGCTTGGGATGATGGCTTCGTAAATGATCTTCACGGCCACGCTGGCGCCGCCAGGGATGGCGCGAGTCACGTAGTCGCCGGTGGCAGCGATACTGCCGGCAACAAGCTGCGTGCCGGGGTACAGGACAGCCGACCAATCCGCAGAGCCGTTGATCTTTGCAGACACGGCCACGGAACCAGTGATCGCGGCAGGCAGTCGGATTGACTGACCATCCGACACCGTCACGGTGGACGCATCGGGAAGCGTTAACAGGTACTCCACACCAGTCGCGCTGGCGGGTGTCTCTGCGTAAGACATGAGCATCAGGTCGGTCGCCGCCGTAACGCTTGCCGAGCCTAGAGCCACAGTGCGGGTGGTCTGGGTAAAGGCCGCCGACAGCAGTCGGAAAGCCATGTCGCGGTCTTGGTGCGCCGTCCATGTGCTGGCGTTGCTGGAAGACAGCAGCACACCCACGGTGTACGGCTGGCTGGTGATCCAGCGCTGAGCGTTGCTGTCAAACTTGCCCAGCTCGGCCACAGACAAGGCACCAACACTGTCGTCACACAGCACAACAAGCGCGTACTCGACGCCGCCAAGCAGGGTGACTGGCGAAGGGAACACCACGCGAGTGTGGCTGCCGCCAAGCACGATGGACCCGCTGGGGATTACCACGTTGGCAATGATCGTCTGATTTGGCAGGCCGGTATCCGTCGCCCGGATTTGCAGCCGAACCGGCGTCGTTGGCGCAGCCGTGAACCAGAGGTCCACCGCCGTCGCCTGAACCCCAGAAACCAGCGTGAAGGTCTGCGCCAGCGGATCGCTTCCGCCGCCATCACCGCCGCCGCCATCAAAAGCCGTAGGAACGGCTGGAGGTGGTGGGGGTGACTGCCAGCGGCGCTCGTTGAGCGTTGTCTGGCTTTGCCAGGTTTGACGCTCCAGCGTGCCTTGGCCGGAATAAACCGCGCCTCCAGAGCTTCCGCCGGCGCCTGTGAAGACAACCCGCTTGCTGCCGGATGGCACGCCACTGGGCACGGTAAACGTGCCGGTGACCACACCGCTGCCGTTGGCAACAGCGCCTCCGGTGGCCAGGCTCAAGCCGTCGAACGTCAGCGCCTGGAGCACCTCGCCGCTACCGAAGCCGGAAACGCTGTACGACACCGTAGTCTGGCGCAGCGTCTCGATTGCGCTCAGCGACGTGTTGATCAGCGCGCTACGCGTGCTGGATGACGTGTCGGACTGGTCACCCCACCCGAAAGTGAAGCGCTGAGTAAGCGGACCCGCCCAATCGGACTGCACCACCGTCCAGCGATCCACTGACGGTGTCAGTGTGACCTGTGCAGGCACCGGGGCAAACGATAGATACGGGTTGATCTGCATGGAGGTAGTCCGCAGGGACTGCTCCAGGGTGATCACGTTGTTGTAGGTCAGCGTAGCAGGGGTCGCCACATCGGCAGACATCTGCAACGCCACGCCAGTGATAGGCAGCATGAGCAAGCCGCTGACGATGGCGGCCGACTGGACCGTCCCGGCGTCGCGCTGGCTGTCATCAAGGAACGGGTCAACAAACAACCCCTTCTTGGTGCCGCCCTCGCGGGTGTGAATGCTCGACTCCAGACGCTGCTGGGCGATCAGCTGCGCCAGCAGGTCCATGCGGCCGTCAATCGCGGCCAGCGTTGGCATTGGCACCACGCGCACGCCGTCATTGATGACGCGCCGCGCAGAGGTCCAAGTCTGGTAGACCGTGGCAAGCGACAGCAGGTCACCTGGCACAGTGGGGAATTGTGGGTTGGTGTCTGACGACACGCCGTGCAGCCACACAATCGCGCCGGACTGGTCCAAGCACAGCTTGTCGTAGCGTGGCAGCATCTGGCTGTAAGTCAGCAGGATCAGAGTGCCAGTGACGGCGCCCGTGACCGTGAGGCCGGTCTCATCCACCAAGGTGGGTGTCACCAGCGTGATGTAGCGGTAGGTCACAGAGTACGTGCTGCCGGGAGCTGGCTCGGCGCCAGCCGGCGTCCAGTCAACCTTGCCAGCAGTCAGCAAGTAGTCGGTCGTGGCAGTGTAAATGGTGGCGCCCTGAGACACCTCCATGATCTGGAGCACCGACGTGTCGGGGAGCTGGTCCTGAGCGCCAGTGAACACGCCGTGCGTGAGCGTCACCGTCTTCTCGGCGGTGATGGAAACAGCGGTAACAGCCGTGCCAGGCGAGCGGTCGAAGTTGACGCGCTGCGCAGTGGGGCCCGTGGACAGGTGCGGCTCGTTGGTGATCAGCTTGAGGTCCGGGGAGGATGCCAGCGTCAGACGTCGCCCGGTTTGGTTTTCTACACTGAAGCCAAACACGCGTGCTCGGCCCTCAGACAGCGAGTACACCTGGTTGCCGCCAACATCTGCCAAGGCCTTCAGATTAAAGCCAGATACCACGTAGCTGCCGCCCGCGCTGTCGCGGTCGTAGCGGGCCAGTGCCTGGTTCACGCCGTCAAGATTGGGGGGCGGCTCTTTGGACTGAGCGAAGCCGTTGGAAACCTCGTAGACGGGGTAAAACTCCCCCGTGGTCACGCCGTCGCCAGACCAGCCCCACGCAGCATCCACGCGCAGGCGCTCGGCACCAGGCGAGTTGTAGTTGCGAGTCCCGGTCGCGGGGTCGCGCAGGTCGGGGTCTTGAAGCGATGTGACCACGCTCTCAGTGAGGCGGACACCAATCGCAATCGTGCCCGTGGTGGGCACAGTGAAGGAGGCAGGCGGAACGCCGCGCACGGAGCCGCGGATGTAGACGGCACCAGAGGCGCACTGTACGGCACCAGTGATCTCGTTCACCACAACGACGGCATCACGGATGATGTCGCCGTCCTTGAAGATGGCATCGGCCAGCCCCTTGGTGCGGTAAGCAGCAGTCTTCTGCACCTCGTTTAGCTCGGCGGACTGAAGCGCCCGGCCAGCAATGAACAGGTGCTCATCGTAATTGTCCACCGGATCAAACCGGCTGTAATACTGGCTCGGCATCGTGGCCATAGTCATCCTCAGAAAGTGATTACAACTTCAAAGCTCTCGCGGATGGCCGGTGAGCGGTAGATTGGCCCGATGTTTTCCAGGGACAGCATGCGGCCCGGGTTGGTCACCTGAGCGGGGGAGAAATACTCCTGCCCCAGCGGTAGTCCACCCACCGTGACGGTACCCACGAACACCGCGATCTCGCGGATGACGTCGGAGATGCCGTCCTCAAAATCAAAGGCCGTGCGGATGTAAATGTGGTTTGTCGGAGTCACCGACCGGCTGAATACAGCGTCGTTCGGCAGCACGATGTTGCCGCCGGCGTCGGGCACCACGAACGCCACCTCGGTGGCAACCCGTCGACCGATCTCGGTCAGCAGGGCTGTGGCAGTTAGGGACTCTGCAGGCGGCGTAACCCATGAGCCGTCGCCGCTACCCCAAGCGAGATGGATGGGGCGCAAGGCGATGGACTCGGCAATTGATACGCGGCCAGCGTCAACAAGGATAGACATCGGTGCTCCAAATTTCTTGAAGTCATTGTTGCGTCACGACACGCAGCCGTTCACGTGGGCCTGGTCGTGGTCACTTCGCGCAGCGCGGTGCTTTGAGGCGAGGGTTCTAACTACGGTTCAAAACCTTGAGCGCTTCCTCGGGCGTGATTTTCAGGCTGTAAGCGTCAGATATGAACTCAGCAAACATGGGTTTTCGGTCATCAAAATAGAACCGCGCCTGCTCTTTATACGCTGATACTTCGCACCACAAACGATAGCGCGGGATAAATCTATAAAGGATAGAGTGCAGAGCTAATGGAATAACTGCCACGCCCATGAAGTCCATGAGGCCAAAGTGATGCAACCAGTAGGCCAATGGGATAGCTAGAAGTGACCAAGCCGCCCATTGCTTAACGTGCATCAATTCGTGGCGGTACAGACCTTCGTCGTGCCTGTATTTGTCCAATATACGAATGACAGGCCCGTTTGCACACCCACCTACATTAGGCGGGAGGGTTTTTACAAAGAAGGTTAAAGGGTACATATGCGGTATTTTTAGGAGTTGGATTAGTGTTGCTATCACAGTACGCCCTCACTTACCCAAGTGCCA